GATAATAAAAATCTTCAATACTCTAATGGTAATGTAAGCAATGAATGGACTATGTTCATGTCTTATAATCTTTATCACTGGTCTAACAGCTCAGCTTGGAAGCCAGCAATGTATGGCGACATTATGGGGGCGCTAAATGGAAGATGTTTAACAGCAAGCGATTCTCTAGAGTATAACAGAGGCACATCTAAAAATGTAAAGAAGCATTTAGCTAATGTTACTTGGAAGCCTAATGATATTCCATTAGTAGTTGAAGCTCCTCCAGGATATACATACATAGAAGGGGCGAACACAGACCTATCAAAGTCTGGATCCGCTGATCCAAATTACGCTTTAAATTTTGCTTCTAGCTGTCCAATTTACAAGTCTCCATATTCTATAGAATCAGCAGTTAGAGTTAATCCATTTGATCCTAATTGTGAGGTTATAAAAGTTACATTAAATACTCGCCTTACTGCATCTAAAGTTAACGGAGCAGTGCCGTCATTCAAGGGAAAAGTAAGTGAAAATTTAGCGGATTTTATTAATAAGGCGAATGCTTTTCAATTCAGAACAGATGAGTCTGCTGTTATTGATTATGTTTTACATACAATAGCTAATAGATCATGCCCAAGAAACATAGTTGGAGACGTTTCTTTAGATAATAGGCAATTTTGGACCAAACAAAGACCATTTGGATGCTGTTATCCAAGATTCTATTTCGTTAAATTGATACCTAAAGTATCTGCTGATACAGTAATGTATTCAGATCACTATACCCAAATGGAGTATTATCTTAGAGCAATGTGTAATGGATTTGTGAACAATAGCACTGAGTTGTCTCCTGAAGATGTGCAGAGGATAGTTTCAGAGAATGAAACTGGAATTGATTACGTTGGGGGCTACGACTCTGCGGTTGGGGATTATTTATTTGAAGACCTCATGAGAAAATCTTATGATATTTCAACTAGTAATTATATACCAATCCCACCAAGTGCTAGTATAAAACAATAATATGAGCGCATTAACCGAAAATAAACAATTCCTTAGCGGAGTTTTGACTGGTAAAACTTTAGATTTTGATAAGGATGTTTTCGGGCTTTGGGTTAGTGTTTTCGAGAATGTTAATCATAGCTTAAATGGATATTCATATCCTAAGCCAGTAATACAAGATTTTACTTCCATAGATTACTCTGTAGTAAATAAAAAGCTATCTATATTCAACTACGATGGGGAATATTCTAATGTAAGATTCTTTATTACTTCTGGGCAAAAAGGATCTGAGGAATTTACTGAAATAATCGCAGATATAACAGACACATTCGTTTCTGGCTACAAGCCGTTGGTTATAATGCCAGATATGGATTTCGCAGGAAAAGTATACAGGAAGAACGAAGTGACTGGCTTAGTAAAATCTTTATATAATGACAGCAAAATTTTAAGCGTATCTGGAGAAGATTGGATTGCAACAAATATATCAGTTCAAGCGAATGGAACCGATCTAGAATATGGATATTCTGACTCTCAATACTCAGGCTACTCTAATGAAGTAACTACAAGATACAAGTTCCTTTACGATAATAAGGACAACTCGGTAGAGCAAAATATTTCTGCTTTTGAATTGCCAACTCAAGTCGAAAACGGAGCGGATATAAGATACAGAATTTCTAGAAAGAGCGATCCACTTGGATCTTACTTTTCGCCGACAACAACTACAGATGGCAAAATCATTATAGACTATTCTGCTTATAAGGATGAGGTTTCTGGGTTTGCTGATTCTTTAGTCAATTACAACTTCGAGCAGACAGCTAAATTTATATTCCCACAAAGAGTATTTGAAAATTTAGAAAATGGTCAATTTATTAATAGACCAATAAACGACTCCTCTATAACTGGGATTCAGCTATCTCGAATAACAGACGAAAATGACATAGATTGTTTTAGCTTTAAGTTGTTGACTGTAGATAATTACTCAGAGATTTATAAGGTATCATTTAACCTAGATAGATTCTCTTCTATAGTAAAAGAAGATGTCGTAGGCTATGTTTTAACAGGAATTCAAATAGAAGATGGGTCACCTAAAACAGTTATTGATATAGCAATAAACTCAGGAGTTTATCCAAGAGTTATTCAGTCTACAAAATATAACTCTAATGATTTATTGAATTTGGCAAACGCTGATGAGTTAATTTACAACGAAGAAGTAGCTCAAGAAAATGCCGCTAATATTGATTATGGTGATGAAGATAAATTCGCAACCAATCTAAGACAAGACATAGAAAATAGGCAAAAAATAATAAACGATCTGCTTACAGATGAGCCACTATCTGGACCTGAAGACGGCACAGACGAGACAATCACAAGAAGAACAGTGGATGATTTAGAGATCCGAGATTTAAATTCTCAAAATGAGAACCCTATACTGCAAAGATTTATTCTGCCAATTTTACCTTTGCCAAAGGAGACTGTTGATAAAGAGTATTTTTCTAACTATATAAATTCTGGAGAAGAGTATGTGGCGAATCCATTGGTATCTTATAACTTAAATACTAATTATCTTTTCTATGGCGATCAATATGGGCAATTAGGATACTACATAGAAGAGGGGCCGAACGAGACAACAAGAACAGTTATAAACTCAACTTGCAATGGCATCTTCATAAAAGAAACTGGTCTATGCGTAGGAGATTCTGCCACTTTTGCTAATATGCCATATGTAGAAGATGTTTATCTTTTAAATGGTCAAGCTACAAATATTCCTAGCGATGGCGTAATATCAAAAGAAAAGTTCACAGATAAAGACATCTGGTCTTCAGCAATCAATTATTATTATAACAAAAACTATTTATTCTCATGTGACATCTTCCCAACTGACTCCGTAGAGGCAAGGCAGATCGCATTGAAAAACGCTTTAAGCACGGCCCTAGGCAGGGTTGGAGTAGGCATGGGAGAGTTTGCTTCTGCTGGGAAAGATAAGGGCGCATTAATTTATGTAGAGAGAGAAATATATGTTGAAGATTTTGATACTGATCAAATTGGTTTATTCAATAATGTTATAAATCCAATAACTGGAGTAACTGGCGATTTTGAGTTACAGTCCGAAAATAAAGATAAGCTTTACGCTGTTCAAACTTTTGATACTGATTTTGCTGCAAGTAATCAGATGTCTAGATTTTTCTTTAACGCAAAAGATTATCAAGAGAGCGTAACATTCGCTTCTTTCTCGCCATACAAAGATGCTGCGGCAAATCAAATACTAAGCTATGCTACAGGAGAAAATTACGGGACTGTCTATTCTAGAGACATTACTTTAGATCAGTCTCAACTTTATAGACTAGAATATGTAACTGGAGACGCTTTCACTTACCAAAAGCTTTCCTCTTACTCGGCTTGGAATGGTCTAAACAATGCAACTATTTCTATAGCCAATCAAGATGAGCAAAACTATGGATATCATTTGTATGGTTATGATTCTACAACTGATGAGCTTACTTTTGTAAAAGGAAATGTTAAAGCTAATGATGTAGCGGCTGTAAACAAAACAAACGCTGTAGTTTTAAAGTTTAATAAAAAAGCATTTGGCCAAAAGACTTACGTTAAACAAGACGATGTCAATTCTTATAGAGCAATAGATACTACCATAGTTGACTCTAACGGTCAAATGGTGAACCAAGCTAAAGTATTTTTCAATTTACAAAAATATAATTACGAGGCAAAGATCCTCACAAGCGATGATAACAAGTCTATACCTTGGTATACTAATAAGCAAAACCCAATAAACGACGACAACTATGGAGCGGATAATGTTTTCGGATTGGTTATTCCTAGATTTTTTCAAGACTCTCCAGAAGAGGCCAAGGCAGTTGCAGAAAACTTAATTACATTTCCTAATGGCCCTTCTACTTCTAAAAATTACGAAGGTGTTCCTGTTGATTCTAGTAATATTAATGCTTTTGCTGATGGCGCATTAAATAATACTTTAAAGATTTCCTTACTCTATCGAGTTGAATACAGGATGGGAATATAAACTGCAATATAGATTAAAAAATGGCGAGTGGAAAGAAATGGAAACTGTTTCTGAATTAGGAAACAAAAAGATTCAGGCTATTTCTTCGTTTTTGAGTCCATATTTTTACAAGCTAGAGGACTTATTTAATCCAAATTATTTGTCTATGGTTGGGTTTGTTTCTAATATTAGCAGATTCCTAGATGATAACGATTATGAGTTTAGAATATTTAAATATCAAAAACTAATATCTCCGTCTGAATCGGTAGACATCTATCGCAAGACAAACTTTTTGCCAGTTCAGGTTAATTTGACATGGGATAATCAATCTCAATATTATAATATATATCAGGTAGATTACGATAATAATTACAAATTGATAGGAACAGAAACTCAGAGCAAGACTGTAAGTTACGTTATTCCTAGCGTTAAGCAGCAGTCCTTTAATAAAGGATTAAAAACTTACCCAATTAATGGTACGGGATATTATAACATTGTCGCCTCTGGCGCGCTCCCGCGCACGAACGAAGCGTCTGTTAATGTTTCGGATGTTTTTAATGGAGCAAAGATTGGAAACGAAGACGGCGGGCAGCTTCAAGTGAATGTTATTGAAAATGTAAACTCAACGCAAGGATTCAATACAGTATCCAATGTAACATATTCTCCTTTAATAAATTTCAATAATCCAGAGGCTAAGATTGCAGATTTCAATATCAATTCAAATTATAATGGATACTATTTTATATCAGATGGTAAGAATGCTACAATAACTAATGCTTTTAATGATTTGGAATTTTATGTAGCAAACACTGGGGCTGTTCAATGCGTTTTAACTGATACAGATTCTAGCACAACAAATATACCAGCTAATAACGTAGCTATCGTAGCAAATTATCCAACTAAATCAGTCTCTGCTTTATCTAGCTTGCCAACTAGCCAAGCTAACTTACTGTCAGGAGAAATTTTATATTTAACTGCTGGGGCAAATATAAATACTGCCGACTTCTCAAGCTCTACTCTTATTTCTTTTAGCGCTACTATAGTTAATGACTCAAGCTCTTCCATACAAATAGACTATGGAACAACCAACATAAGCATCCCAGCAAATGAAACAAGAAAATTAAATTTCAATAATGGCTGGAATGGATCTACATATTCCCCAACGATATCAGCTTCTATTTCTTACTCTAATGTTCAGGTTCAAACATCTTTCATATCAAGCAAAGATAGTCTTGTTAATTTAAACTACGAGCTTCTAGAATTGCAAACCAAAGACTACACGAATCTTCCAGTTTATAATTTTTCTAACGACAAGTTGTCTGTAAATGGAGATATTGATTTGGACGGAGACTCTTTCTATTTTGTAAATTGGAACGGCCAAACATCTCCCCTCACTCCTCCAACAGCGACTAAGAAAAAATACTTTGATTCAATAAAAATATTTATTAAAGGAGCTGAAGCCGAATCAGAAAGCATCTTTGTATTAAAAGATGATACTGATATTAATATTTCTAACTTTAGACCTACGTCTGCAGTCGGTCAAGACAAGGTTTACTTTTTTATAAAAGACGATTCTGTTTCTAGAGCTTTAAATCTCAAGATAGTTAATGGATCTGAGCAAACAGTATTACCAAGGGGATCTCAAGATTTTAAGTTAACAGTAAAGAAAACAACAGACGGCATCACTTATTCAATTCTTTATCCTTCTAACGATTTCTCTACAGTGATCACTGACACAAGAGAGCAGATGATCGTAATAAAAACTAATGGGGTAGAAATAGACATTGGTTATATTGAATCGGCATTGAAGTCTAACGCTTTTGTTTATTTTGTAAATAAATCTAATTCGGACGTTATATTCAAGAAAAATCTAACACAAAACGTATTCTCTTTGGGGACAGGAGAGGTCGCAAAGGCTGTATTGCAGAAAGGAAGCGGTAGAGCTTTGATTTCAAAAGTAGCAAATCCTTTGAGTCATTTAGGTTTCTCTATAACTCCCGCTACGCATTTAGTTGATCCATCAGACATAAATATATTGAATCTAAAGTTTTGCGGAACGAAGATTGCTGTTCCTTCTGTAAGTTCTTTTGCTGGGAAGAATACTTTCTTGCTTTGTAAGAATAGATTTTTGCAAAACCAAATAGATCAAGTAACAGTCGCAGGATCTAATTTAATTGAAAATGATTTAGTCGGAGCCAACTCTAGAGTGCTTAGATTATTCAAGAAAGAAGCATCTGATAAGGTTCCAACAGTTGATATCGTCGAGGCAGATAAAACAAATTTAACATCTTTCTTTAGAGAACCAATATCTTCTTCTAATGGTTATACTGATAATGATTTAGTAAATCATGAATTTAATGTCTTTTATATTAAAGATCAAGATCTTGCTAATTTTACAATTTCAGATTTGTACGCAAGAAAAGGTAGATATAGTGGAAAGATATTAACAGCCACAGATAGACAATTGAAACTCTTTTCTTTTGATGAGATATACCCAAATAGAACATTATCTGGAAGAAGTTTTGATTTCGATTTTGACGCTGGAGACACTCCAGATGGATTGTTATCTATAAATGCTTCTCAAGGAGATTCCATAATTTTGAATTCTGATTTGGAAGATAACGGTTTAAAAAAATTATCTGAACTTAAGGACTCTCATTTATGCGTTAATTTCGCTTATGATTCAATATTAGTGCAAACTGGAACTGTAAATTTGTATAAGAATAGAATTTTAGATGACGATTTAAATGTTTTTCCAGTATACAATTCTTCTGAGTTTTTCATAAGTCAATCTCAGCAGCAAGTAGAAGTTGATTATCAAAGTGGATCTTCGTATTTTTACGATGTGGTTTTTGCTACTGATGTTAGCCAAATAATTTTTCCAAAGCCATTTGATACCAGTAATAAATATATATTTAATAATTTAAGCTCTAAGCCAATAGATATTAAATTAATATCCACCAACTCAACAATCACTACTTTAAATCCAAATTCTAAAATTACGATTTCGTTCATAGCAGGAGTTTGGTCTGTCGCAGCTTATAACATTTCAACGGATGGTTCATTGCAAAATAAACCGCTGCAAATTCTTTTCCAAAATCAATACTTAGAAACAGACGCTAATCATCCATTCAAAGATTTGTGGGATGGATCTGGGTCAACGACAATAGCTTCTTCAATTTTAAGTGCATTTTTGCCAGACGCAAATGGTGAAGAAAAAACTGCTGCTATATTAAATAACTCTATATCTTATGCTATAGTAGACTCTTCTACCGATTTAACTGTTGATGCAAATACAAATAATGCAATAGCAGGAGAAGCTACTATTTTCTGCTTTGGGAGAAAAGGTCCAGGCATAACATTAGAAGATGCAAATCTTTATGTTTTGAATGATTTTTATCTGTATACGCTATGCAATTCTACAGTTTTAACTTTAGGTCAAGTTTGGGGTAATAAATTTATTTCTTTCCAAAAACCGCCAAGTAAAGCAGTTTATATAGAAAGATCTAAGCTAGATCTTGGTTTATTATTTGAAGGAAGATCTGGGGCTATAAATATATCAGATTTAGAAGATGTAACAATGATTCCGTTCTATAGAGAAACATCGTCTTTCTATTTGCCTAATCTATCTGTTACTATAACTAATAATGAACAGCAAAGTTCTCTTGGGCAATTATTATTAGGTAAAAAATTTGTATTTATAAATCTCGTAACTAACAATGCCTCAGCAGCAAATCAAATTTACAACTATTCAAATACAGGCAGTAATACTGATTTAACATCTTTAAATGCTGTTGCTGTATTTTCTGTAGTTTTGAATGGCAGCGTTTACGAATGGCAAAAGCAGACATCTAATGTCCCAGTAGTGCAAAATTGTTATCCAGTTTTAAATAATATAACTGGCGTTACAGATCAAAGCTGCGCTAACGTCACAGATGGAAATGAGTTCATATATTTGCCGAATATTGATACTTTTGAAATTAACTTAAACAGTTTCAAGAATAAACAGTTCCAAAATTTCTATCTTTACAATTCTTGCAGTTATCCAATCAAGTTAATTAAAGATGGATCTATTCAAGCAAGCTTATCTTCTTCGCTAGGATATTTAAATAAAGTGTCTTTTGATGGCGCGCTTTTCAATATTACTAGTTTGCAGTATAATGGAAGCACAGACTTTATTGAGACAGAGCTTTTAGAGATTAAAGATGCAGATCAGGATAAAATTCAGCAGAGAGCGACACTTAAGTTCCCAAGCCCATCTAAAGACGCATATCTAAAGCTAAACTATCGTACTTCAGCTCAATCAACTTTATATTTTGCTTTATTAAAATCTCAGTTAGTAAATAATTCTTACGCTTGGGTAGAGGTAGCCTTTCCTAATAATGCTATACTAGATATAAAAGATTTGGAAGATTATGATCCTGATTCTAGATTGTTTATTTACGGTTCTTCAGTAAGAAATGAAAGCGATTATGTTTTTGATAACTATACTTTAAACATAAAAAATGCGGAGCAAAGGAGTTCTTCATTTTTCATCTTTAATAATACAATTAGAGATATGTTTTTAGTTATAGGCGATATTCAATTAAGTTTATTGCCAACTAGAATGGTGGAAATAAAAAACACTTCTGTTATTGTATTCAAATACTGCGAGACTCATCAAAGAGGCAAATTTTATATATCTTACAGAGATTCTAATAAAAACTATATCCAAAAAAACAACACAAAACTATTTATTGATGTAGTAAGAGATGTCACTATAAGCTCAACGGCCTTTTTAGATAACGACCAGCAAGTCTCTCAGGTTAAGAATTGCTTGCTAACACTAACAGCTACAAATGCTGAAGTTTGTTATTTTGATAAAAATTACTTTTTGCAAACTAATCAGGGAGAAACTTTAACAAGCGCATATTCTTTATCATCTGATTACTTAAATACTGGGCGAATTTATGATTTATCCACTATAGGAAACTTCTCTTCTCTAGACAATAGACAACAAATATTATTACTAAAACCATTCTATAATATAACAACAGCTGGGCATTTCATTTTTTCAAATAATAATAATTTTATAGATTTAACTCCAGCGGCAGGAAATTCTTTCCTAGTAAACAATACAAGCGAAAATATTTTCGTAAAGAGATCCGCTGGAAATCTAATACTATATCGCAATACAGTTCTTGTTGTAAATTCGAGCGGATATAAATATCTAAAGAAAGCAAAGAGCAGAGATGAGTTTTACTCTGTATTCAATCCTAAGACAATCGTATCCACTCAAAGAGAAGTAAGTCTAGTCTTAAATATCAAACAACAACAAAAGATTTTGCCAATAAACAATTTAGATTTTATTGAGCAGATTTCTTATTTGACTTTATTCTCTAAGACTGGGCAAGAGGAGTCTGTTTATTTAAATTTGCAAGACTATTATTATGGTCAAGATATCCCTTCCGATTGCCCAACTAACATGGTAGCTTATGAGGTTGGAACTGGTCATGAAACTATCTATAAGTTTTTGTTCTTTGATCCAGTAGACAACTATTATACGCTACCGGGAATAACAGAGGGCGTAGAATATGTGGTTGATATAAATGAAGGATTGTTTTACAACTTAAGCTTAGGAGAAGATATTAATACAGCAAACTTTGGATCTGTTAGGTATATGAATAAAAAATACTATAATGGACAAACATTCATTGGAGGAAAATCTTCTTGGTATGAGGTGGACTTCCCAAATTATGTTAGAGTTTATAAGGTTGTAAGAGAAATTCCCAATGGTTTTGATGTTTCTTATGAGCCAATCAATGAAACAGACGTAGATAGCTCTGAGGTTATAGAAGGCGAAAATTTAGATCCTTTAGGCAAGTTCAAGGAATTAATTTTCTCTAAGATTAGCGATTCTTTATCTACTAAATTTGGAGTTCCAGCCGCACTGTGTTGGATCCCTGAAAATCAAAATGCATTTTGGTTGGAGCCTAATTTCAATAAGGATATTTGGCAAGTTACATCTGTAAGCGCGAACTCTGAAGTCAAGATAACTCAAACAGAGGACTCTCAAACCAAAGAGCTGTCATTTGTAAAATGCACAATGAAAAAGAACAGCTTAAGGTCTCCAGTTTCTAACTATCATTATGATTTTTATTCCGCCTTACAACCGAAAACACAAATGAGTGACACTGGCGAAGTGTCTATGGGTTTTGATTACAATTTAACTCCAGCTCAAAGAGGCAAGTTAAGAAGAAATATTATAGCCGAATACGGAAAGGAAGATTTCATTTATTCAGATGGCCCATTCCAGTTGAACGCTATTAATAGAGAGGCTTTGTTGCAAACTTCTACAAAATCTCCAAGCCAAGTTAGAAATTCTAGTTTTGAAGTAACTATTACTGTAGAAAAACTTAAGACTAAGCCAGAAATATCTGTAGAAGATTTCTCTTTTGACCCCACGGTGAAACTACTAAACGAAAGCATCTAATATGAGCAGTAAATTATTTTTTGTCAATATTTTCGACGGTATTAATTCTTTAAGCGTTACTCCAATCGCTGAAAAGAATACCAATATAGATACTGAAATAAAAACAGCTTACATTAAGGATATCTACAATGCTGATGAGTTTAATTCAACTAACATGTTGAATAACAGTGACATCAAGAATTTTTACTTCAACATTATATTAGAGTCTTTAAATTTAAGCAGCACAGCAGAAACAAATCAAGCTTTTAAGTATAGTCTACAACAATTAAAATCAGACTTTAAGGATCTATATATATTATCTAGATATAGAAATACTAGCCAGAAAAGCTGCGTTTCCATATCAAGCGGCGGCACAATAAATACGAGCGATCTAATAGGAAACTTTAAAATCTATAACGCAGGAAAAGAATCCTTAGACACAATAACATTTGGTGTGGATGGGTCAAATACTTTCACTGACGATAGGGCAAATAGCGTTTACGCTGAAGTAAGAGAATACGATGGGATTTTTATTTCAAAATCTTTTGTTCAATTGTCTCAAGTAACTACGGAAGCTTACCCTTGGGACTATGACGGTTCTAGTTACTCGGATATAAGCGAAAAAATATTAACCAGCTTTTATAAATGTAAGGTTTATGTTTATGTTGTTAAGAATTTTAATTTTTCTACTAATCAATACTATTATTCTACCTACATCCTTATACTAAGAAATATATCTAATGAGTATCAATATGCTCAAGATTTTACTTCTGTCACTTCGTTTTCAACAGCTTTTTCGCTTCAATTAAATAAGATTTTTTACCCCTACTTTACCATTAAATACAATGGCGTGTGATCTTGGTGGAAACATCATGATCCAATATTCTGGAGGCTCAATAGTTAAGCTTGCTGACGATCAATTATGCTCTGGAATTACTAAGGTTGCTTTTGTTAGAATAGATAATGTAAATTCAGATGAGGTTTTCTTGTATAAAGATTTGCCTAATTTAGCTAATGTGTTAAATGTTTATGCTTATAATTTCTCTTATGTTAAGTACATAAAGCCAGATGGCTCAACAGAAATTTTAGTTGGCTCAGCTCCTGTGAAAACGACAACTCAGAGGTATCAAAATCAAACACTAAAGACTTCAAATTATTTCGCTTATAATTTTGACTCTTCTTATGGAAACCAATCGTTTACTTTTTCTTATAAATTTCAAGCAGATAATGGTTCTGATACAACAGATTATTTGGTAGATTTTAGACCAACAATAAAGATTCCTGTTGTTAAACTAAATCTTTTAGATAACGATAAAGTTCAAGTAATTTCTGACTATGGAACTTCTATCATATATTACTTTGAAGGCGGAGAATCTTTTACTCAGGCTATTACAGATTCTGCTGATGGGACAAATCAAATATCTACAATCTCTACAGTAGGAAAGTATGGAACTTTACATGTCGAAGTAAGAAATTACTTTTACGATTTAGATACGGAGGCTTCTGGTATTTTTGCAGCTTCAGCTTCTATAGAAATCAAGAAGAATATAACTATAGACACTTTACAATTTAGATTGTATAGAGGAATATCTGCGTCAGTTTTTTATGATGCTAATGGGGCTTTATTAAATGAAATTTCTGGAAACAATTTCGCTCAGGGAGCTTCTTTAACTTACTATTATTATAGAGCTTCAACTACGACTACAGACTTTAGATTTAGACTTAACTATACTTTTAGCGGCACTCTATTCATACGAGTAGGGTCTTATGATGCTGTAGAATTGGCTTCTTCAAGTTTTTATATCTTAACTATAGATGAATTGTATGCTGCATTGGATGAGTATGGAAAAGTAAATATAGCAGTAATACTTCAAGATGGCACAGAGTTTATCTTTCCTTTCTATTTTAAAACGACTTATACTACAACGCCTGCTGTTTCTAGTTCAACTATAGATTCAGTTTTATTCTCTGATGCTGGTTCTGCTTCGGTTACTTTTTCATATTCATACTCCGGAGCGGAACAAATACTTTACGAAATAATAGATCAAAGTGGCAACATTATAGATTCTCTATATACCAGAACTTCTTACTCAACAAGCACAGATAGCCAAACGGTTACTGTTGATAATTTAAATGTATCGAAAGCTTCATCTATAAGCATAAGGATAACAGCAACAAGTTTGTCAGCTTCTTCTGGCGTAGAAACCATAAGAAAAGCAACATTAACAAGTTCTTCCTACTCTTTTCCTCTAAGATTATCTGCTGAAGAGCCTGCTATAGTTAAGTTTTATAGCGATTTGGCTCTTACAACTGCCGCCGACAAATTAAAAAAAGGTCAGAAGCTTTATGCCAAATTGCAGCTAAAAGACATTAATGGATCAATAGTCAATACTGTAGATTATCCAAAATACATACAAGTAGATGCTGCTTCTTTGACTTTTGGAGTAGCAGGTTTTTTTGATGTAAACGCAGAGGTAAATGGTGTAACATTCTCTAAGGTGAGTGATTATGTTTATTCTCTTTTAATTTCGGCTGACACAGATTTTTCTGAAAATGAAATAACTGTAAATGTAAACTATATACCCTTATATCAAATTTAATTATGCCAATAGCTCAAGGAACAATTCCTATATTTCAAGATGGCAATGATCAGGGCTCTACTTCTGATCCTGTAGTTAAATTGCTTTTTAAGGTAGATCTTAGCGAAGCCTCAACACTAAGTGAAATATTTGCTTATTGGGAAGTAAGCAATGCTGTAAAAATCGAATTGATAGTTCAAAGGGTAGAAAAAAATATAACTTATGGAACTTATGATAATTTTGGGGATCCTTTTATATATGATGTTACTGAATTATCAGAGCAGAATTATAAGGTCGCTTTAGATAGAACTTACTCTACAAAAATTTCAGTTAGAGCAACAAACTCAATATCAACTGTAGTCACTTCAGATCCTCAAATAATCTATAACTCTAAAAATAAATCTCCAGCGGTTGGAGCGATTTATAATGAAACTTCTGGATTCTCTATCGAAAGGGAATCTAATTCATTCAACATAGTAAAAGGAAAGATAGTTTTAGATAAGATTCAAGACTTTGATTTTAAACTAGTAACATCAATACAGCTTTTATATAAGAATGAAATAGCGCCAAGCTGGACCCCAATAACTTTAGATATAGGATCGTCATCTGTAACTGAAATCCTAGATGATAATAAAGATGTTTCTGGATATTCAATAATCTTCAATAAAATCAAAATTAATGTCCCATCTATAGGATCTGCCATTTTCTTTCTAGTTAAAACCACGGCCACTGGGCTTGGGGATTACTTTAGCAAAGAAAGATTTTTGTTCTTTGACGCTTTAGGCTTAGAAGGAGTAGCGAACCCAAGCGGCACAGTTCCAGATCTAACAATAAATCAAAAGCAGCCAGCAGCATTAAGATACGAAATAAAAGCAAAAATTTCAGAAACTTACAAACAAGCAGAAAATATAACGGCAGTTAGAGGCTCAACAACCGAGAAGATCGAGCACTCTTTTGCTCACTTGTTTTCAGATTTTGATAAATTCAAAGGTAAGACATCCGATCAAGAGTTCATTGTAAATCTATTTGTAGGTGGAGAATATTTTACTGGATTCCAGTACGAAGCAACTCCAAAGAATTCTATATCTAACAACTATAAAGGATTCGTTTATCCAGCTTGCGTGTCAGAAATCTTGCCATGCATTAATATAATTAAAGACCAAAGCGGGCTAACTACTGATGTTATCTTGTTTTGGAAAATAGTAGAAGATTTTTATAACTATAGTCTTTTTAATGCTACTGCTAGTGTTTTAACAACAGATTTACAAGTATCGGTACAATACTATGATGGGTCAGTTTACAGAACTATTCTAAGTGCTACATCATTAAAGCTTGGAAACAATGAAAACTATAATATAGATGAAGATAAATTTGTTTTGAGGCTCAAGAGATCGTCTGTAAATCAAGCTTATTTAAATCTATTTGATAAAATCTCTAACCTAGATAATAAAACAGCAAATCTTAAAATACAAATAGAAAAGCACAATGTAACTTGCACTACTGCGTATAGATCAGTTGAATATTCTTTCGATAAGATGCTGCTGCCTCCTACTTGGAATTATCTTGTTTATGATGAGTTTATAGGATCAACATCAAGAAATGCGGCTGATAATACAATTTCTTTTAACTTAGATGATTACGCTTTGAGAGGAATCAGATTGCCAGATAGGGGGTTTAAAGAGTTCGATAAAATAGAAGGAATGACTTATTTGGCTATAGATAATCAAGGCTCAGCCACAATAACTCAAACACTTAAAACATTATATAAATTAACTTCTGAATCAAAAGCTTTCTACACAGATCCAATTAGAGAAGGCACAATAACTTACATTGATTTGCCAGTTAAGCCTGATGAAGTGTTTTTGATTGCTCCAAAGGTTCAGCTTCCTGATCCTAATATAGATTCTAATGGTAAGCCTGCAAAAGCAGAGGTTGTATTAAATGAATACGGAAAGATATCAGGAATTAAAATCATTGATCCTGGCTATGGGTACTCAATGTTTAAAACCGAATCAGATAAAAGGATTCAAACATTTAGCGATCTAACTCCAATTATAAAATCTTCATATAAGATTGTATCAACAAAAAGAACCGATATTCCTGAGTTTTTAAAACCAATCAATAGCTCATTTAGCAAACTAAAAGCTTCTCTATACGGCGGCAAGCCATTAAATCAAGTTGGATCTAATGATGCCGCGCTAGACGATCAAGAAGCTAAAGTGCTACAAGATTACTTATCAAGAAATAATATAGCTCAGCAAAATGCCGCCGAACAAACAAACGCCAACTCTGGATCAGCATCAACTTACATAAACACTAATATAAATCCAGAAGACGAAACGTCAATGCTTAAACTTGATCCATTTTGGTATCAAATTTCTAAGCTCTACGCAGATAAATACAACAATCCATTAGAAAACGTTTCTATATATAATGAAGATACTGACGCTGCCACGCCAGAGATTGAAGACTCTAGCGTTCCTAGCTCGGTAAACAGCTCATCATCAATAATAGAGGGATCTGATGCAACGGTATTAAATGAAAATTTCATATCTACCACCAAGAGCGGTCAAACCTTCTCTTTGAGCAATCTAGACGTTTATACAGATGCGAGCGCTGCAATCTCAATCTATGACACTGCCGCTGCGCCTCCTTGGTTAACGTTGCTGCCTCTTGAGTCGAGGGCTGATGGAGCGCCAGCTTACGGAACTCTTCCGAACATGTTACCAAGAGCCAATAGCTTTTTCAACAGATTGGTAGATGGAATAAATAATCTAAATGAAGCAAGAGTCATTCTCCCAATGGTTTGGGCGATTGATTTTGAAAGGCAATTTAATGAATACTACCTAAAAGATGAAGAGCCAGATAAAAACAAGATTATTAATTTTAGCACAGGTGGAGATAAGGTTTCTTCTCCTGGCAAATATAGCTATTATTTACCAGTTAATTCTATCATTGGAGTATCAGCTGGTAGATCAGTAAATAGAGTAGACTTAAAGAATCAGGATATCCCTCAAAAAGTAACCGGTGGGCAAGGAGTTTATATTAGATCTACAGAGTATTCAGATTCTATGTCATTCAATCCTTTTGTACACCCTTGGATGGAAAAAGCTTTGCCAGCATCTTTTGTTAGAAGTCTAAAGAAAAAATTCTTAGCAATAGAAACAAAATTGACTTACTCTTGCTCTTCTTACGAGCCATATCAAGAGGGCGGGGTGGGATTTATTAGTTGCAATGGAGTTTTCGGAGACGCTTATCCAAGAGCCATACCAGCAAATACAAATGTTCCAATAGACGTACCAACTCAAACAAGGAATTTTAGATTTTATACAGGAGGAAGATTGTCTGAGTCTGCTAGTGGAACAGCTTCAGCTTTGGCTTTGCCAAATGGAATAAAAAATACATATCAGGTTTTTTGCTCTGAAACTTGCGGGACTTCTTCTAGCACTACATTAGATTTTAGATATTCTAACTTCTATCCTAGTACAATTAAGATATGAGTCAAAACGATCTTTCGTTTTCCAGTTTAATGAAGGAAGGTTTAAAAATTAAAAATAGCCTTGTCTCTTCATCAAAGAAAGCCGCTTCAGCAATAATAAATAATGAAAAAATAACCTCTAATCCGGATAGCGCGGAAAAGAGGTTATCTATTTGCAACAAATGCCCAAAGCTTTGCAAGCAAAGCGGCAGATGCGAACTGTGTGGATGCTTTGTTACTATTAAAGTAAAATTAGATTTTGAAAGCTGTCCAGCAGGAAAGTGGTAATTACTTACCGGGAGTCTTTTTGATCCTGTCGATCAATTCAAAGATCTTGGGCTTTGGAATCTCAGCAAGAGATGTCATTTCATCAGCCTTGTCGAGCTTATCCTTAATAAGGCGGCGCTTTACATCATCGAAAGAAATGCCCTTTTCTCTCATTAGGTTAGATAGAACTGCCGTAGGAGAAAGCGGGTTCTCAACGCCAAGATCTTCTGGCAACGCCTTAGATCCGATTTCCTCTTGACCAACAATGTTGATTTTTAGGAAATTACGAACGCATCGAACGAAAGACCTGTTCTCAGCGGTGGCAGCTAGGAACATCTTTGCGAAACTTTGAGTGTTTTCAATAGATGCATCAGCTAGAGCTTGAAAAGACACCTGCTCGTTATTAGTCTCATAATTGCCAATCCAGTTAATGTAACAAGAAGCAATTACATAGTGCGGACCAGCCTCAGGAACATCGTAAGATACGCAAGTAAATCCTCGGATTTGAGCAAGCTCCTTAATGCCGCCAAGAAGAATTAGAAGATCCTTATCTTCCAACTTAGTAATATCAGTCTCTTGAGTCTTCTGCTTGTTAGGCACAAGGAACTCAGGGCGAATCATCTTTCGCCAATTTACAGTTCCATCGTCATTAAAAACGTAAGGAACAGGAGGGTCTTCAAGAAGACCAAATTCATTTCTCTTAAATGATTTTGGAGGAGTAGAACTCATGCATTGAATTATGCTTAGATTTCTTCCGAAGTCAAGAAATAAAAGCCATCAGCTTCTTCTCGGAAAGAGTCGTCTAACTCGTCTGGCAATTTGAAATCAGTATTTCTTATATCTTTGGATGATATGTCGTGCTTTAGGTGCCACCTACTTGCATAAGTTTTGCCAGATTTAATTATGATTTTATTTGTTTTATAGTATACTTTAGATTTATCTAGTCCATCTAGAAAGCTAATGTCCAACAAGTTCAGTCTATTGACTTTTTTATAATGAAGATATTTAATCTTTTCTTGGCTCAAATCTTCTGCGCCAAGATTTGTCATGATATCGTAGCTAATATTTAAACTATCTAAGGTCGCCAGAAAAGAAGAGTCAGAGCCTTTTTCTACTTTGAAAAAAAGTTTTTTTATTCTTTTCTTCATTCCTGATAGGATGTCTTTATTGATAGTTCTATTAGTAACAATAGAACATGGAGTATTAATTAGCTGAGCATATAAATTCTCTTCAGAAAAGAACTTGTCCATTCTGATTATTACTTCATTATTAACTTGAGTTTGAGGTATTTTAAAGTTGCAGTCGGGAATAAGGTCTATAGAAGGAACGGCAAATATTTTGCCAATACAAATAGTCTTATCAAATTTAAAATCAAGGCATGGAAAAATTTTCTTCAATATAAATAAAGCAACTTCTTCTGGCCTAATATTATTAATGAAATTACCTACTGGATTGGAGAAGCCCTTTCTGGTGCTGTTAGAATGAATAATCTGATCTTCAGATACCAAACAATTGTCTAGAGTATAATCATACTTTAAGAAACACTGATCCACTCCATACTCTGAGCATATCAAAGAATAAAGCTTTGAACTTCCGCAGAAGAATTTTGCTCGCTTTAATAGGTAAGCTTTTTCGCTTATAGATACAGTTTTGTCTACTACTATGTGATCAAATTGGAACTTCTTATCTTCTATGAATTGAATGATTTTAATATTTTTCTCTTCTAAGAATGGAGTAATAAGCTGAATTGTTCTATTCCAAAAAACATAATTAGAGTTTTGGTCTTCATTCTGAGTGTTTAAAACAATGTAATCTGAGAATGGAAGAGGAAAAAACCTGTCATAAATATATCCTTTTTCAGGAGTTATACAAGTTGTAGCCGAGAAAGATTTTAATAAATTCATTTGAGGAAAACTGAATGATTATTATTGATAGAAAACTCATCTAAAGAATAGCATTCATAGAAATTATCCTTTAAAAATTCAGGATTTCTAAACTCTTTACCTTGAACTAGAACATCTGAAACATCGCTATTGCCCATAAAAATTTCAGAGGCGTCTTTGTTTGTAAATATAAAGACTAGTTTTTCTGGATATTTCTTTTTGATTCCTCTTATGATTTTAGTAGCTAGGAATACATTTTCTTTTGCAGAGTTAATTACTACTAGTATTCTGTCACCTTTCTTAGAGTCACCAAAGATGTCTTCAAAAGTGGTGGGTTTAAATTTAGCCAGTTCTTGTTTTGCGGTAGACCTAAAGAAAGACTCAACCGTTTGCCTAGACATTCCACCATCAAGCTTATTAACCCAGTGGAGTAAACCTTCGTCCTCTTCACTAGTTTTTCTGCCTAGAATTTTATCATAAAGAGCTTTTAGCCACAAAACTCTATCTTTAATGTCTGGAATCTCTGCTTCTGGATTTACAGCAGGAGCTGGAGGCGGCTCGTCTCTATGCTCAGCGAATGGAGCGGAGTCGATAAACTTCTCTATTTTGCCGCCAATGCTTTCTGTGGAAAAATTATCTATAGCCCATTTTCTTGCTAGTCTACCTTTTTTAATCCTCTGATCAATAGGCATGCTATAAACTATTTGCAGTTTCTCAGCTATAGATTGAGGACTTGTTGAAGCTTTAATAAACTCAGTTCCAAACTCTCTATACTCGCTCCAGTCTAGCGCATACGAGTGAGCTTCTGGGCAACACATCTCTGCGCCGCAACTATAATTAGTAACAAGAGTAATTAATCCAGCTAATTTGGCTTCTTGAATTGGAATCTCTTGTCCTCCGCTTGTGAATGGATGGCAATACACATCCATGCAATTATATATCTCATTTAGTTGTTTCTCGTTTACGCCATAAGAGACTCCAGTAGTGACGCAAGAACTATTAGTCTTGCAATAAGAGCAATTAACTTCTGGTCCTGAGAAATTTTTTACTTCATATCCTCTGCAAGACTTGCAAACATAAGTAGTAAGAATATCTGAGTTGTCTACTTCCGCTTCTTTGCAGAGCTTTAAAATATTCCAGCCCTCTTGCCAATTAGTGTGCAGTAATAATTTGGCGTTGATTTTTGGGTTACTATCTTTAAAAATCTTAAAGCCTTGAAGTAAATTTGGAACAGACTTTCTTAGCTGATTTCTAAATACAAAGCCAATAATAAATTCATCTTTAGAGATGCCATTCTTTTCTCTTAAAGATTCTTTTTCTTCTGGGGGTAGAGGTTTAAAATCTGCCACCTCAATGCATCCATGAACTGTTTTTACATGGCTATGCCCAAGCTTATGCATTTCTTTCTCAGCAAAATTTGACCAGACCCAATAGTTTTTAACATTAGGGGCTTCTTTAACTGCTGATGGCAGCAAAGGCAAAGAATCAAGAGTGGTCCAAATAGCTGAAGTTATACCGTTGAACCAAGGTTTAGAGATTGCGAAATCAACTCCCCAAAAATCCTGAGCAGTAATATAAACATCGGGTTTTTCTTGTTTAATTACAGAGTCTACTTCATAGGCTCCATAAGCATAAAGCCTAGTTTTATCTGGCGAGCTATTGCAATCTATTTGTTCTTGGCCAGTCATAGGAACTACGCCTACGCTTTTCCAAGGAGTTCTCTCTAGCTCTGGGTGAGCTTTTGATATTCCGCCAGCAATAGAGACGATTTCGTACTTTCCAGTATTAAATAAATAAGAAAGAATGGCCTTGGTATTTCTACCAAAGCCAGTCTTAGAAAGGGCAAAATCGCTGTGAAATACTAATTTCTTTTTTCTCACCATAGATCTTCATCCGACGACTCCTGCTTAGGAGCCTCCTCCTTCTTTGGAGGGGCTGCTTGAGGAGTAGCGGCTGATCTATTATCTTGCTCAAGCGAAGCCTTTTCAAAACTTTTCGCTAGAGCAAAGCATAGGAAAGACTCAAGGCGAGTTCCTTCGCCAAAAGTAAAACCAATCAAGAAAGAAGTCTTGTCTTGCGCGTTCTCCTTGCTCTCCTTCGACACTGAGAAGGAATAACCTACTTGAGCGGTCTTACTTGGGTCATCCTTAGTTGGGCGAACATAAGGAGAGAACTTAATTCTGGTAACTTGCTTTGCGGAGTCGTGGAACGCAGAAATGTCTCCGTTACGGCGGACAGCAGAGATGATATCAGCAGCCTCTGTCAGGCTAAGCTTCAGAGAGCATGAAGCCTTTGGGTTTTGAGCGTTGCCAGCGAACGAGCCTCGCTTTGTCTGCTCGTCCCAACTAGCTTGCTTAATCATGTTTACGAAAATACAGTCGTCCTTGGCAGAATACTTAAAGGAGCAACCACAGCCGGTGTTCTTGGAATTTGGTTTGTAGAATTGAAGCATACGTTATATGATTGATTTTTTACTCTTGATTGTCAAGATTTTTTTCTTTTAATTCGGACAGTTTTGTGTAAATTTTTAAGGTTTGAATTCCAATGGTATCGCCAAAAAGGCAGTCTTTCTTTTTAACTCCTTTAACGATAACTATGTCGTCTTTTTCAGGAAGCTTTTCATTATTCGATGATTTATTAAAATCAATCTTATCGTTGAAAGTAAGAACTGGAATAGATCCAAATTCGTCAGAAACGATCATCTTAAATACTCTGGTTTTTTTCTCGTTTTTAGATGTCCATTCAGAAGCTTCTTCTACCTTGCCGACTATGTAAACCATCTGGTTTTCAGAAGATTCCATAGCTCTAGAAGTAGATATTAGATTTGGCATCTTTTGGGAGAAGATGGCGTTCAAAGACTTATCATAACTATAGCCAAGTAATTTATTTTCATAGAACCAGTTGGCAAAGCTTTCTGATTTATTATTTTGCTGATAGATCTTTAGATATGGATCGTATTTCTTTTTAATTGTTTCTAGGCGAGTTTCCTTAATAAGGAACTTGCCGTTTTCATTTTTTGTTTCTGATAGTTTCTTGACAGTCTTTAGCAAGTCGTAGTCTTGATCTGGGCCATGTTCCATACTCAATACTTTTTCCTTGTCTGTTAAGACGTTCCAAAGCTGAGCCTCAAGAACGACTCGACTTCTAGAGGTAGAGAAGCCATCCAATGCTCCAGCCTGAATCAGAGCAGACAAAACACCAATAGAAATACCAACTTCCTTAGCAGCTTGAAATACTTCAAATTTATTAGATTGATCTGATTTAAAGTTCTTCAATTTGTCCATCGTCTTTTCAGAGATGCCCTTAATAGAAGACAATCCAAATCTAATGTTATTTCCTTGAATAGAAAAATCTGTATCTGATTTTAATATATGAGGACCAAGCAAAGTAATCCCAAAGTGGCGAAGCTCTTTCTGGATCTTTGAGATTTCTTCTAGCGGCGCTGGTTCGTGCTTGGTCATCTCAAGCAAAGCCAAGAAAAACTCCTTAGGATGTCTAAATTTAAGATAAACAGTACAAGCCGCAAGAGCAGCATAGCTCATTGAGTGAGACTTGTTGAATGAATAGTTGGCTGAATTTTCAAGAATGCGCCAAAGAATGTCTCCAATTTCTGGAGCTAATTTGTTTTCTTTGATCTTTTCAGCAATCTTTTCTTGCCACTTTTTAACCTCTTCGACTTTCTTTTTACCAACGATTCGGCGCAGCACTTCTGCTTCATCAAGAGTAAAGCCAATCTTGTTGGACATTTTCATCAACTGCTCCTGATACAATGCAACGCCACCACTGCCGCTAAGCACAGAGTCAAAGAACTCATGGATTCCTTCGTAGTGGTTGTTAGTTGTAAAATTAGCATATTGATCAACGAACTCCAAAGCTCCCGGTCGAGCAAGAGCTAGAACGCCACTTAATTCCTCTAGGTTTCTTGGTTTTACCTTTTTGCAAACTTTGAAGTTAGTATCAGCTTCAATCTGGAAGCATCCATGAGGAGTTCTCAGATCTTGAAGTTGCTGATAAATGAATGGATCATTAAAATTAAGATCATCGACTTTAATGCCAACTAGCTTACAAACTCTATCAACGATAGACACGCTGCGCAATCCGAGTAGATCAAGCTTAACATTAGAGATAGAAGCCCAGTTCATGTCATAACTAGACACCTGTTCTTTGTCTGTGGTAAGTTCAGTGGGGCAGCTTTGTTCTATTGGATAGTATGAAAGCATCATTCCAGATGCATGAACGCTCTTATTCTTGATTAGATTTCTGAGCTTTAGAGCAGTTTTATAGGATCTTGGATTTTCGTCACACCAATTCTTAAGCTGCTCAACTTCACCATAAGCCTCTTTAAGATCCATGACCTGACCGAAAGTCTTTGGAATCAAAGAGCTAACATCATTCATTTCTGTTTCAGGCTTTTCATCAATGATCTTTCCGCACTCTTTGATCAGCAATTTGCCGCTCAAAGTTGTCAAAGTAAGAATCTTAGATGTTCTTCCTGCGAACAACTGCTCCAAAAATTTAATAACCTTTGGCCGATTGTAGTAGCAGATATCAATATCTACGTCGCACATCAAAGACCCATCAAGATAAGTGATGCCGTCAACTACTTGCTTCTTGGCTCGAATCTTGGAGATGAAGCGCTCGAAGAATAGTTCGTACTTAATTGGGTCTACTTTAGTAACTCCCAACAAATAAAGAATAAGACTACCAGCAGCAGAACCGCGCCCAAGACCGACAGGTATGGAATTTTCGTTACAGTAGTTAATAACAGTCCAAACCAAAAGAATATAGTCAAGAAATCCAAGTTCTTTAATGGTCTCAAGTTCATATTTTACTCTTTCTGAATATTTTGGGAAATCCTCTTTTGCAATTTTAAGCTTCTTGAAATTTGCTCTGCACACCTGCATCAAGAAATCATAGTTAGAAGAGTCCTCTTTAAGGCCATACTGCTTCTTCAAGCGGCTCTCGATATTGAATTCAGGAAGTCTTACGCCATACAATGGCAGCTTCATATTTGAGAAAAGAGAATTAAAGTCTTTCATATTTCCACTTGAAATTTAATTTTATTCCAAACCTTAAGGTTAAGTTCTAAGTCTACGATAGCATTGTGAAGATTGTCGTAATCATGATCAATGCTGTAGTCTTTGCCAAGCGCGGTTAAATTAGTTTTGATTCCTTTTTTATAGGTATGTAAAAGCTTATATTGGTATTCAATTAAAGACTCTTTTGGCATCTTGGGGATTCCATATTTGATTCCTTTAGCCAAGCAATTAGTGTCTAGTATTTTATTAACCAAATGACTTGCTCGCAATCCTTTGAGCAAATACATCTCTTTTATAAGGTAGAGATCGAAGCCAAGAATATTGTGACCAACAATGTAGTCAGCAGAGTCAAGCCAATCCCTAACAGTATCAAAGATATCGTCAAATTTCTTGCCAGTTGTTTGGATAAGTTGTTCAGGGTATCTTGTGATTCGTCTGGCATCTTCTGATATCTTAAGATTAGTTTCCCATTTAATCAAGAAATCTCGCTCATCAATTTTTTTACCACCGACAGTATTCAACATTGCAATCTGCCAAGGAAGATTCTGGCAGAAGTTAAGGCAGAGATTTAACGTCTCGCAATCGATAAAGACAAGCTTTTTAGACTTGTCGAATCTTAGTAGTTCATTTTCCATATTTTTCCTTGAATGACTCAGCGCAAAATTCGTTTGAAGAGCAGTGTTCTAGGTTAGGTTTGTTTAGCGTCGTTCTCTCCGAGATGCATCGGAAGGTAAGGTAAGCCAAGAAGTCTTCTTTATTTTCATAATATACAGACTGTGTTTTGACTGCTGGCTGTTTATCTGTGGTGATTTCTTCGACTTTCGATTTAAGAATTTCATCAAAGGGCAGATTATTATCTTCTACGAAATAAGTTGGATTGCAAAAGCTAAAATCAGGCACACATATACTATAGCTTAAATTATTCTTAAAAACATAAGAGTCATAAAATGGAACGCAAAGGTGCAAATTTTTATCATTCCATAGCTTCTTTAAATTTTTGCAATCTATTCTTGGATAATAATAAAAGCCCTGAATGCTTGCAAGAGTAGAAATCTTAATGAGATCATAATAGCCATCAGTATTCAAGATGTATATTATAACCTTGTGTTCTTTTTCTCTTGATTCGGCTGTCTTGTTATCTATGTCGTCGCAGACAGTTAAACGAAGGCCAAATCTTAAATTCAATTTGGCATCTTCACAAGACTTATAAGCTTCTAGAAATCCTGAGATGGAATCATCTACTAGATGTAGATTCTCTAGATTCAGCTTTTTTGCTATGTCTATTATTGAGCTTGGCTCATCGGCCTCGCTTGAGCCAGCCTTAGCAAGCGTCAAGATGGACTTGCCAAGGCTATAATGAGATTTAAAAAGCGGTATGGCTGAATACTCCATACGCTATCATGCTTCATCCGAAAGAGAAGTCAATCAAAAAGTTGGATCATCTTTACGCCAGAATGGACAGCCCTTATAATCTACTTTATTTATTAGAGCTATGTTTTTATCTTCGAATAAGGACTCTCTATTTAAAGAAGACTTGATAAATTTATCATTTTTATCGTAGCCCATGTAATAGCTGGCTGGAAGTCTAGATGGGCAAATCCATTTACCCTGAACATCGCTTCCGCACATCCATTTCTTTTTCGGAGAACTAGCGGCTAGATTTTCAATGGATTTCTTCTCGTCAAATTCAGAAATATATCCAGCCACATAAGACAGATACTCTTTGAATCCATTAAGCTGCTCTTCTGTGGGTTTTGGGGCCTCTTGAAGAGGCTGTTTCTTAAACTTTAGAAAGATAAAGCAAACGTCAGGAATGTGCTTTTTGGTTTTGAAGATCGCCAAAGAATACATCAAGTTCTGAAGATTAAAATCTATCTCTTCCTTAGAGAATTTTCCTTTACTAGACTTATAGTCGTAAATTTTATAATTGTCATCTCCAAACTTGGCGAGCTTGTCAATAAAGCCATTAATGATATAATTCTCTTCCTCTAGTTTAAACTCAGATTCAGCTTCAACTAAAAGTGCTCCTTGGCAAAAGAAGTCACTTTGCAAGCCGGTCTGAATCATGTTGTAGATTAGATCTAGATTTTCTTCATCATCTACTTTTAATTTTTTGGCATTCTTTAGGATGAGTCTATGGATTGCAGGGTTTTTTATTACTCCAGCTTTTCCAGAACATAAGTCTTCAAAATACTTCTTGTGTCTATCTGTGAGAAGAAGCTCAAAAATTAAGTGACAGATAGTTCCTCTTGAAGCTCCAGAATTAGAAATATCAGGATACTTAAGAATATATTTGGAGTAGTATAGCCAGCTACAGCTTTCGATAGTCTTAATTTTGCTTGCGCTAAGCTTTACTTTTTCTTTGGTCGTGCTCATGTTGTTTTATACCACTCTTGTATTTTATTCTTATCAGACAAATTTAAATCTCCAAAATCTTTTGCTCCTACAGGAAGATTAATGGAAATCTGACTGCGATCAAAATAATTAAGAAGCAAGCATGTCTCCAATACTTTCTAGAAGAATTATCTTTTTGCATTTTTTGATATCTTCGAGATTAACTTTTAATGGATAAACCCACTCTTTCTTGTCTCCAATATGTTTCCATTTTGGGCGGCCCTCTAGAGAAAGTGGAGCGACATCTCTTCCCGAAAAGCCTATGATATTGTCTTTGTTATCAAAAACTGGAAATGTGTATCTATTATACATCTTGCCAGTGGTAGCGACTCCGCCATTAAATGGAGCTAATGTGGAAGACGAGATTCCTCTATTGTTCCAGTAGTCGTCATTTTTTGTAAGCTTAAGCAGCAGAGACTTTTCAAAATATTGGATCTGCTTTGTGATTGCTCTAGGCTTTTCAATTTCCTCATTGCTTACCGAAATGCCTTTAGCGCCTATCCATTGTTTGGCTTCTTCTATGGATTTTAACTTTAAAGTGAGTCGAATAAGCTCTTCCAAAGAGCCGCTCTTATTTTCTTTAAAGTCTACCCATTGCCCAGAATTCTTCCATATCCTGAGTACGCTATCGTTATCGGAGTCTCGATAAAGAGGTTTAGCTCTAAACTCTCTACCATTATCCGTTAATACATACCCAATGTCTTGAAGAATCCTCCTAACAGATTCGCAGTCGTTCATAGAATTTCGCCATCTCCAGAATCATCCAACTCAGGTCGCAAAGCTCTAGCAGAAATAATATCTTCTAGAGTTCCCTTCTCTTCTACATTGAAGTTCAGAATATTAAAGCTTACATAATTTGGGGCATATTTTATTTTCTTGCCTTCTTTGATTCTAACTAGATCGTGATGACCAGCGGAATCTTTGCCTTGGAATCTTGTCGCAAGAGGAATAAGTTTATGGGAACCAAACTCTTCTCCATCGTCAGCAATCTCCTCTACAGTCTTTCTGCGAAAGATGCCTACAAATGAAGCGAACCATTGCAAGCGGTCAGATTGAGAAATAGCGCTACTATCGTCAACTCCGTTCTCTGCGCTGCGGTTTAATTGGCAAGCTGTTAGAATTGGAATATTAAGTTCTGAGCATAGCTCTTTCAAAGAGTTTACCTTATCTCCAATCAACTGATACTCTTGCTTATTCTTATCAGACTCTCCAGTGAGCTTGATGTAGTCATAAATAACAACACATGGGTTGCCACGGCCCACCTTTGCAAAATACCATCTCTTAATAATAGATATTACTTCGTGGATTGGCTTTCCAGAAACCTGAACATGATCTACTTGGTTTTGGATCTTTAAGATTTCACTTTTCTTTTCTTGGAAAAGTTTGTATAAATTTGGGCTTTTTTTCCAGTTGCCAGTTTCTAGATACCAAACGGGAATTTGAGTTATAGAAGAAGCAACTCGAAACTTCATATCTTGAGTAGACATTTCGGTATCAAGAACAAGGGCTTTACAACCAGGATTAATAGTTGTAGTCTTGATAGCCAGATCATTCAAGATTGTAGATTTACCATGCTTTGGTCGGCTAACCCAAGCGTATAGATTTCCGGGTCTTACGCCACCATATAACCTGTTGAAGTTTGGATATGGAGTTTCAAGGCCAGTTTCTTTGATTGGATTATTACCGCGCTCCTCAATAATCTCAATTGTATTAGCAGTAATATCTTCAGGCTTATTACTGTTATGAGTATATGGGGATATATTTTTATTGTAGATCTGATCGCTTTCAGTAATAATCTCCTCAAGCTCTTTTTCGGCACAAGAATGTGCGAACTTCTTAATCTCCTCGCCAGTCTCTTCTAGCTCTCTCCTTACTCTAAATTTAAGAAGCTCTTTAGCAGCATCAATTAGCCCGCCCTTAGTCGTAGGAATAAGACAAATACTATTAACATAATTAAATACATCAACAGATTGATCTTTAAATGTGATGCCGAGATTTTTTGCTTTCTGGGCTATTAGAACTTTATCAATAGTCTCGCCCTTGTTATATGTGTCCTTATATACACAAAAGATGGTATAATGGACATCATTGACGAAATCGTTTTCGGTAATAAAGCTCTCTATATCTGCAAAAGCATCTTGATGCTTAATTAGGGCAGATAGGAGATATTTTTCTAGCTGTAAGGAGTAGATCGACATCAGAGAATGATATTATGTTTTTCTTTAAAGAAGCTTGCGTTCAGGGAGTCTACTTCGTCATGATATATTTCAATCAGGACAAATTTGTTCAAGGTAAGCCAATTTTCTTTTGCGACATCTCTTTTGATTGATTTAAGATAATTCAATCTAGATTCGCCATGAAAGAATTTGTTGTAAGAAGAGTGCTGCGGACCATGAACTTCCACAGCAATCTTGCGCGTTGCGTTGATAATGTCAACTTTTAACAGGGATCCAAAGACGGGAAATTCTTCGTAGACTATATGGTTCTTCCAGTAATTCTTAAGGAATTGCTTGGTTTTAAATTGTATTTTAGAACGAGAACTAGCATCCCAATCAATAAGATATTCAGAGACATTCTTATTTACAATTTTACCATATATATTAAAGAGTTTCATTTCTTGAGGACGCTAATAAACTTATTAAATAGATACTTAGTAATATCGGGATGCTCTTCCAAGAAGTTCTTTAGATTAGCTTCTCCCTGATGCTGCTTTGGAAGCTCAAGATTATTGTCAGCCAGTTCCTTGATTAGCTCGTCAGTGATGGTGATCCAAGCGCCCTTAGCGTGAGCGAACTCCCAAGCTAGAAGCTGGTCAACAATCTCATACTCAATCCAAACGCTTGAACCATTGGTTCTGCCATATTTAATTGGATAGCGTACTTCTCTGCCGGATTTTTCGTTAGGAGTTTTCTTGAAGACAATCTTACACCAATGCCCTACAGGATTGCCCTCGCCTTTGGCGTTAGCGTAAATAAAATCTTTATTCCAGCGTTGTTGGAATTCTAAGATCCAATCTGAATAGTGCAAAGCAGCGTTTCCGCCGCTTGCATTGGTAACCTTGGGATCGCCCTTTTCATAAGGATTGATCTTGATGGAAGACCTTACCTGAGAGATAAGAAAGCAAATATGACCTCTGGAAGAGAATGCCGCTGCCATCTTGCGAAGAAGATCAGCCGTAAGCAATGCTGCTCCAGCGGTCTTATTGGCCTCAGTTGCTGATTTTGCCAAGTCGTTTCTTGGAACCAACGCATCCAAGCTATCAATTATGAAGAAATAAATATTTCCATCATCATTGTTTTTGATAAGCTCTCGCATGGTATCTGTCACAAATTCGTAATCATTTGTAGGAATTACGCGCCACTTGCTAGGATCAGTGTTCACGCCAGAACGGGAAACCATATTCTCGCTAAGACGACCTTCTGACTTGATGTAAATAATGCAGCCCTTTTCAGGATGCAGAGTTTGGAAGTTACGAGCAAATGACAAGGCATTGCTTGTCTTTCCGCCCTCGGTAATTCCAGAGGAGCGAACGATGCCGGGATGAATACCTCCGCCCATCTCAATATCAAGAGTTAGGCTGCCACTACTTACAACATAATCAATATTATTATCGTAAGCATAATGGTGGTCTTTATTAGTCTTTAAGATGCTATCTAGAACCCTAAGCTTGTCGTTTGATTGGGGCTCTTCACTTTCGATTATTTCTTTCTTTGGTCTTGCCATATTATTTATTGAATAAATTTAAAAACTCTTTTACTGACTTTGGTTTTTTGGTTACTTCTGTAGGAGGAGCTACTGGCTTATCTTCTAGTTCAATCTTTTCTTTTTCAAAAGAAAGAGACTGGTATTTTTTGATATCGTTAAGAAACTTTTTGCCATTCTCCCCAAGAAACCAAGTTAGAGAAATAAGCTTAGTTCTTCCCTTTAGATTAATTAAAAAATCAAACCCGTACTGCTTGATTAGTTTGCCAGCAACCCGCATCTCGTTGGGCCAGTTACATTTATTTGGCTCATTTAAAAAAGCCATAACTAGCAACTGGTGGTTGCTTAATTTTCTAGGTTTTTTTGGACCCGGAGGCACGGTCCAATATGGACGCCTTCACGCCCCAGTCAAGAGGCGAATGTCATTTTCAACCATTTTTTTGACAAGGGCATTAAATGAAGTTTTTGGAGCCCACTTGAGTTCTTCCCTAGCTGGCTCAGAATTGCCCAAGAGAAGATCAACCTCTGCTGGTCTGTAAAATTTAGGATTTATTTTAACTAAGATAGATGAGATAGGCTCATTTTTTAAAGCGTACTCGGTTGTAACGCTGTACTCTTCGGTTAGTCCTTGCCCATGCCAAGCTCCATTTATTCCAGCAAATTTAAATGCCTTCTCTACGAACTCCCTGATCGAATGGGTCTCATCGCTAGAAAGAACATAGTCCTTGGGCTTTTCTTGATTTAGCATTTTCCATACCCCATCAACAAAGTCTTCTGAATCTGACCAGTCTCTTTTAGAGTCTAGATTACCTAATTCAATTGGGGTAAATACTTGATTGCTGTCTATAGCTTTCTTAATTCGAGCTACTCCTTTGGTAATTTTACGAGTTACAAATTCTTCTCCTCTTTTCGTGCCTTCATGGTTAAATAAAATACCGTGAACAGCATATAGATTATAAGACTCTCTATAAACTTTAACAATGTGCCTAGCTGAAGCTTTTGATGCGCCATATGGGCTTCTTGGTCTTATTGGATGCTTAATATCCTGAGGGAAATATTCAACGTCTCCGAATTCTTCGCTTGAGCCAGCGGAATAGAATCTGCAAGCAGGCTTTAGTTTTCTGATGGCCTCTAAGCATCTAAGAACTCCGTTTGCATTAACGTCTAGCGTCTGCAACGGCATTTCCCAACTGCATCCATGACTGACAATTAATAAAATTTGGATTCGAGCTTCTACGCATCATGCCATAGATTAGGCAGTCAGTATTCTTAAGTAAGTATTCCGCCATGTTAGCGCCATCTTGCCCGAGAATACCAGTTATCAGAATCTTTTTCATACTAATTATAATCAAGCAGAATAAATGTAACTAGAATATTTAGAGATGTTGTCAATGAGCCATTTGGGGTGAGTCTTTGAAGATATTTCTACTACCTGAGTATTGTATTCGGAAATGACTCTTTTTTCGGCTTCTAATGGAGTTTCAATATCAAAATAAGAAACATTATGACCGCTATCTCTTGAGTGAGCCCAGCTTTTGTATTTTTTCAGGGCTTTTTCTCCTCTTGTGTCATCTAAGAATGTAAAGTGCCATCCAGCATTTTTAATCGGATCGTGAGTACTTAAAGCATAATATCTAAGTTCTGTGTGTTTAATTTTGTTTAAATTAGAAAATAAAGTCATGCATCCAATAGCACTTTTTTTGCTATATAGATTCAGCTTATAAGCGTACATGTCTACATCAAATCCAAAAGTGGGAGCAAAATCGCAAGAGGTTGTAATATATTTACGTTGAAGATGAGAATAAAGATTGTAAGTTTTACTTTCTGAAAAAATTTTATGAGCCTCTGAAAAGGCTTCTTCATTTAATATTTCGTCCAGACAGGAGAAAAGAATAATGTCTGAATCTTTTGGTTGCTGCTCTAATAATACAACTGTTAGATATTCGGCTTGAATAGCGTCTCTCATCCAGTCATTTAAGGCAAGATGTGGCTGAGCTTTAACCGTTTTGTATATATGTCCAGAGACTATATTGGGATAAATATCATATAGTTCTGCAAATGAATTGAATGATCTGTATATGATTTTATCTGAGTATTTTTTGAATCTTTCGTGATCAAATATAAGATCCTTTTTTATACCAGTGTGAGTTTCTCCAGCTTCGACGATAATAAATTTATCTATGAAATTCCAGTGTTGATTTAATTTTACCTCAAGAAGGTCGTTCTCTTGGAAGAACATGAAAGCTTCGTATGTCATAATTATACTTCGTTTAATCCAGTCCATTCACTAGGAAACCATCTGTGGTTTAAAAGACCTGCTCCAGCGTGGCTAGGATGTAAAAAGTAATTTGGGGCAATGATTTTTTTGTTTATATTTTTATTTAAAAACGAAGCCCAAAAACTAAAAGAACTATTAGAATTAATAATGCTATCACAAAGAGAAAGGGTAGCCATGCCTTCTGCGCTAGACATGTTTTCTTTTGTATACATTATATCGTACTCACCAGATAATTGATCTAAAACTTCTGGGCATTGTTCAAAAAAATCTGCAAATATAAGAAAGCAATAATCTTCCTTAGGAAAGCAACTAAAAGCTTTGCGATAATAATCAATTCCTAATTTACTATGACCTCCAGTGCTATTAAATTTCTTATATTCGTTTCTGAATGAAACGCCCACTATTTTTTTATTTATGTTTGGGAGATTGGATTTTGCTTTATTTATTAAATCTGAATTAAAAGTAAACAGCTCTGTGACTTCTCTTCTGAAAGCATACCATTGATCGTACCTTTGAAACCATTCAAAACTAAAATTTGGAAATTGCCCAAATTTTCTATTTACTATTATGCTGTATATAATATTTTCTAATGGCATTACACCAGTATTAACGTGTTCCCATTTGTGTTCTGAAAAATTTATTTTTTCAAATACTTTTTTTACATTTGGAAAAGCTTGTTTGATATCTAAAACATTGTTTTTATCTTTATTAAAGAAATCAAAAGCATCATTAGACTCGTCGCTAAGATAAGCTGGTATTAATCCTGTTCCTAAATGAATAGCATAAAGAATCGCATAGTTGCCCATTTTGGACCCAAGACCATCTCCAGAGAGATGTCTTCGTATGGCGTATCTTTTCTTGCTTTCGGAATTCATGAGTTAGATAGTTTATTATAAACCGACCTGATACCTTTCTCTAGTCCAAGATATGAGATCGGTAAATTAAATTCTCCAATGTAATCTTTTCCAAAAGAATTGTTTGAGGATATAGGTACATTATGGTTTCCTAGGCAATTTATTATTTCAGCAATTTGATAAAGAGAGTATTTTTCTTTGTATGAGCAGTTTACTTCTTTAGGAGGATTTTCTTGAGCTAGGCAATATTCAACAATAGAAATCAAATCTTCCATGAAGAAGAAGTCCATCTGTTTGTTTTCGTATATTTGAATGGGCTCTTTATTTATATAACGGATTATATTTCCTTTTATAAACCTATCGTTTGCTTCATTATGATCAAAACAACCGAATATTCTAATGTTAGTAAATTTGTCCTTATACTTCATTGAGTCTGCTATAAGTCTTTTGCTTATACCATAAGGCGTGTTTAAGGCTAGAAGTTCTGCACCAGATCCAAATGAAATAAATCTGCGAAAACTATTTCTATTTTCTAAAAGATTATAATACATCTTTATGTTCTGATCTGTAGTTTCGCCATCTTCAGGCTTTGTCCTTCTTCCTCCAGTTATTGCGGTATGTATTACAACATCAAAAATTGAATGTTTATTAAAAAAATAATTAACCTCTTCTAGAGATGTTAAATCTGCTTCCATCCTAGATAAACAAGTAATTGAATGTTTTTTACTTAAAGACTCAATAAGCGCTTTCGCTACATAACCGTTTGACCCAGTAATTAAAATTTTCATAGAGAAGATAGAAAACTTAAGCTTCTAAACCTTGCAGCTTCGTTTCCGAACTCAAGAGCTTTGTCGTCTATATAGTAATCTGCTAAAATTTTAGGGCTATATCCAGAAAGCTTTTTAGCTTCTCTTTCTGGATTGTTTTTATTAATTTGATCGAATTCTAAGCCTTGTTGCTTGCACCATTCAATTGCTTCGCTTAAGCATTTTAATTTTTCATTGTCTCCTCGATTTGTCCATAGTATCAAATAGTGACCTTTTTGCTTCAGGCTGATCAAAAGATTTAAAAGTTGCTTTTGCTGATCGGTTTGATTTCCTATATTAGGAAATGCGTATTCGCATAATGTTCCGTCAAAGTCTACAGCTATCGTTAGTTGTTTCATGTTTTATGCTTTGTTGCTTTTGGTGATTAGTTCTTTAGCATTTAAATATGCTAAATTTATTAGCTCATCGTTATTATAGAAATCATTAGAAACAATAAACTCTTCGATAAGGTCTCTTGCAAATGTTCCTATAGACACGCCATTTATTCTTACTCCAGCTTTTTCAGCTAGTTCTTTACTGAATGAGTTGGTTCCTCCAGATATAAGAATAGGAATATTATCATTATCATTTATATCTTTATAGATTTTTTTAGATGATATCTTTGGCTTTCCTAATTTATCTAGTCCTCGCTTTTTATCGATTCTCATGTTGAATTTTTTATTTACAACATCGGCGCATGAGACAGCTTGAAGGGTTGTATTATAATCGTCTTCTCCACCGCTCATTGGATAGCCGTCAGCTTGAATCATTAGCCTATTTCCTGAAATCTTTTTAGCTTCTTGAATTCGATGTTCTAGTCGCAAATTGCCAAGATTTAATCTATCTAGACACATTGAATTATAATTGTTTGTATTTATTTCATTGATAAGCTTCCACTCTTGGAGAGTGATATCGTCTTCACCAACGCCAGCATGAAGCTCGAATAGTTCTGCTCCTGCATTCATGCATTTTGGCAGTAATTCATTAACTTCTCTTGCGTTGTGTCTATATGATATGATATCAGATTTTGGACAGATGCTGCTGCATTTACCGCATCCAATACATAGATCTTTTATTACAATTTCTTTTGACTGATCCTCTACGTCAAACGATCCATTAAGTTTCTTAAAAAAATCTAAATTCTTAGTAAAGTCTTTAGGGATAGCGTCGGTTGGGCAAATTGGAATGCATAAAGTACATGCAATACATTTGTCTTGATTTATAAATGACTTTCTAACATGAGGGTCTCCTGGCATACCGACGCTTACCATAATATATGGTCTATGCTCTATTGTAGTATTTAATTTATGAGCGTAATCATAAGCTAGATCAATGCCTTCCATTGCGGCCTTTACAACCTCAACATTTGCTGATACATCTAAAATTTTTGTTCCAGCTAAAGTGTAAACAAAAGCTAGTTTTTTTACATGATTTCTATCTTCATTTCCAGCTCCGCATATCATTTTAAAACACTGTTCTTTATGAACAATACTTTGCAATGTTTCGAATCGTGTTTTCATTTTATCGATTATTTAATATTTTGATTCTACTATCTAGCTCCCCTAAGGAGGAAAACAGTTTGTTTCTTTTGAATTGAGTCCATTCAATTTCAAATTTAAGGATTTCTTGAATGGTGTTATCTAGGTCAGAAACGTTAGATTGATTCAACTTTACTACTATGTTTCTGGTTTCGATTTTGTCAAGTAAAGAATTAAAATACATTTCTTTTATAAACTTGACGCTTTTTGCGGAAATGTTTCCTCCCAAAGTTGTTTGGAGTTTTTCTTTTTTGCATTTTGTAAAAATATCTTTTACTTTTTCAAAAATAAAATCGCTATCGCATTCAGATTTATTTAAGTTATAAGATTTAGAAAAATCTGATCTGCCAACAATTATTCCATTTAAACTGTTCTTCGCTAAACTTAAAAGCTCATCTATATTTTGATATGCTGTTTTAGTTTCTACCACTATAAATCTATTTATTAAACTGGAATGATCATTTGTGATATTTATAAATTTAGATAAAGAAAACTCAGACTCTACCATTGGAGCTATGATATTATCAATCCCGATCTTGATACATTTATTTAAATCAGACTTAGCTTCGCACCCTCCTATTTTGACAAAGCTTTGAAGCTCGCACTTATCTGTAATTCTTCTTGCTAGAATTACATCTTCGGTAGAAACGCCTTCATCTTCAAAAGACTGTTTAATTCCAATGACATTGCGTGAGATAGATAAATTTTGTAAATTTTCAATTAAATTTTTCATATTATTTGTGAATTTTGACTATCATTTCTTTCTCAAACTCTTCTTTAGATAAGAATGGAGACATGTTTTCTAATGGTTGAGATACTAATTTTCCATCTTCTGTTTTCATTGTTGCTGATGTAGGATAAACTTCTTCATCAGATGGGCACATTATTTCGCACAAATATGCTCCATTATATTCTATTATTGATTTTAAATTTTGATGCAATTCTTCTATGTTAGATATTCTCTTAAAAGGTATTCCATATGCATATGCGATTTTTTCTGGATCTGGAAAAGAAACCCCTGAGCTTGCGTCTACGCCAGAGAAATTTTTATTAAAGAATTTTATTTGAGTGTTTCTTATGCACAAATAACCGCCATTGTTCAAAATAAACATTTTTATAGGAAGTTTGTTTTGAACTATAGTTTGAAGCTCTTGGATATTAAATTGAAAAGATCCTTCTCCAGTTACGCCTATTACATTTTCATTTTTTGCTCCAAGACTAATTCCAACGCAGGCTGGAATCATAAACCCCATTTCTCCTTGAGCAGCAGGAAGTATTAGTCTGCTATTAATAAGAGTTTGACATAGCACATAATTAGCAGATCCGGCATCCGTGACAACAATTGACTTGCTTTCTTTTGTAATTTCTCCTAACTTCTTAGAGAAAGAATACATATTCAATAAATCTATATCTTTTCTATCGAATGTATTCCATTTGTTTTTCCAATGTTGACATTTTTCTACCCAAGTTGATGGGCATCTGTATTCCAAACGCATATTAGAAGATATAAAATTAGAAATATCTTCATTTATTATTTCATTTATTTTTACAGTGTTTTTTGAGTGCTCGTTAGTATCAATGTCAATCGCTATTATCTTAGCTTCTCTAGCGAATAAATGATATTGAAAACCAGTAGTAGGAATATTAAGAGAGCTTCCGATAGATATTACTAAATCAGAATTAGCAACGGCAAAATTACCAGCTCTAGTTCCTTTGAGCCCTATTCTGCCAACATAAAGAGGATGCTCTTCTTCTAGTATATCTATACCTAAAAATGTGCATGCTACTGGAATTTGATATTGTTCAATAAAATTTTTAAATTCGTTTTTAGAGTTGGACAAATATATTCCATTGCCAGCAATTATTATAGGTCTTTTTGATTCCGACAAGTATTTTTTAAATACCTCAGATTCTTTGCTACCAACAACAACTTCTGGAATATTAAAATGATTTAGGTCTTCTAAATTTATATAAGCGGACTGGATATCTAGTGGAACGTCTATCCAAACGGGTCCATGACGGCCAGTTGTGCATATATGGTATGCCTTTTCTAGCTCATAAGCAATATTATTAGCGTCTTCAACCATAGTAGAATACTTGGTTATAGAGCTGATAATTTTTACTATATTTACTTCTTGTATACCTAGTTTTCTTAGTGGAACATTTTTTAAATAAGTTGTATCTTTTTTATTTACTTGTCCGGATATTACTATTAATTTATGGCTGTCTTGCCATGCGTCTAATAATCCTGTAATAACATTTGTTCCAGCGCACCCAGAGGTACAAACTACTAAAGATGTTTCATTGGTTAATTTTGTATAACCAACGGCAGCCATAGCACAAGCCTGTTCGTGATGGCAAAAAATAGGTTTAATGTTGCTTTTTGCAATAGAGTCATTTAAAAACATTGCTCCACCACCGGGAACTTCAAATGCGTATTTTATGCCTTTGCTTTCTAAAAAGTTGGCAATATAATCAGAGACTCTAATCTTTGTCATAATTTAATATTGTAAATGTTAAAAAGCTAGTTTACCACACGAAATTATTTTTGTAATATTTAACTATGTCTTTTAACTCATCATCAAATTTGCACTTTGGTTTCCACCCTAAAGATCTTAATTTATTATCATTTAGAGCATATCTTACATCTTGCCCTTCTCTAGAGACGGATAGATCAAGATACTTATCGGTATAATCAGAAGGAAGTTTGCCAAAATATTCAGCTATAATCTTCTCGACTGTTACGATATTACTTTGCTCAAATCCTCCAGCAATATTAAATATTTCATTCTTTACTCCACTGTTGATTATAGACAGCACTCCTTCTGCGGTATCTTTTGCGTGGAGCCAGTTTCTGAATGGGCTTCCTTGATTATGAAGAGGAATCTTTCTATTAAGAGTTAGTTGATCTGCTGCGGCTTTGGTTGCGGCGTATGGATTGCTTGGTTTTAATAGATCGGTCTCAATATGCTCTCCATTAGAAATATCTCCGTAAACTTCATCGGTGCTAAAGTGCAAAAGAGTAGGGGTAATTATTCCTTCCTTCTTGTATCCTTTAATAAGTTCAAGAATATTATGAACTCCATTAATATTAGACTTAATAAAGTCATCACTCTTTCTAATAGAGTTATCTACATGAGTTTCTGCTGCAACGTTAATAAAGTAATCACAATCTACAAGTCTGCTTATATCGCAAATATCTTGCTCTTCAAATTTAAACTTCTCATATGCAAGAAATTCATTTAAAAGATCTGGTCTTGCAGCGTAGGTAATTTTATCTACTCCTATAACATAATAATTTTGCTTTAAGCAAGCTCTAGTGAGATAGGAGCCAATAAGGCCCAAGCATCCAGTGATATAAACTACCTTAGACATGATAAAATATATTACAAACTACCAATAAATAAATCAAGTTTTTCTTCAATGTATTGGATTTGCTGAATCGAAATAACTGGGCTTGTCCCCAAGAAGAATGTATCTGAGGTTACTTTTCTTGCTACTGGATAGTTCTTAATAACCTCTTCTTGACTAATATAACCTTCGTAAGCTGGCTGAAGCATTATGTTGCCAGCAAAGTATGGTCTAGTTTGAACTTTGTTGGTTTCAAAGAAGTCTACGATTCGTCTCCTCTTGAATGGTGATGAGTCTTTTAGCGTAACAGCAAACGCGAACCAGCTAGGATCAGAATTTGGGGTAGCTACTGGAATATGGAAAAATTCTTCATACTTCTTAAATGCATTGGTTAGCAAGGCATGGTTTTCTTTTCTCCTGTTATGGATCTCAGGAAGCTTTTTGATTTGTTCAAGACCGATAGAAGCCTGAAGTTCTATTGGCTTTAAATTATAACCAATTTCATCATAGACATATTTATGATCAAAAATTTCATCTGGTATAGATGGGAGCCAATTATGGAATCTCTTATTGCAGGTTCCGTTCTTGAGAAGATTAGCCTTCTTGCCTACGCAATAACATCCACGACCCCACTCTCTGAAGCTTCTAGCTACAACTTCTTGAAGTCTAGTATTGCAAGCTACAAATCCTCCCTCTCCCATTGTCATGTGATGAGCGGGATAGAAACTGCAACTAGCAAATTCTCCAAAGCTTCCAAGAACTTGTCCTTTATATGTGCAACCAAGAGCATCGCAGCAGTCTTCCAAAAGAACAAGATTGTTGTCCTTAATGATCTGCATCAAGCGATCCATATTTGGAGGATTGCCAAGCACATGAGCGAAAGTTATAATCTTGGCTCCTTTCTTTGCTTGTTCTTCAACTTGATCAAGATTCAAGTTTAAAGTGTCCAAATCAATATCAACGAACACAGGTTCAAAGCCTACCTGAAATATAGGATTAATTGTAGTAGGAAATCCTGCGATTGGAGTAATGACTTTTGTGCCTTTAGGAAAATTATAGAGCCTCTTAGATGTCATTGCTGACATCATAATTAAATTAGAGCTACTGCCGCTATTAGTAAGAATGCCGTATTCCTTGCCAAGATGTTTTGGAAACACATTCTCAAAAGATAATGAATCTTCAGACATTACAATCCAGCCGCCAAGAAGAGACTTAACTGCTGCGGTGTACTCTGCTGATGAAAAGTATGGGCCACCATATTGAACCCAATCTTTTCCAGCCTCCCATTTCTTTTTAGTAAGATTAGAGTCTGCGTATTCTTTGATTAGATTTAGAATTTCTTGCATGTTATTCTTTGACGAGTTGAATTGAGTTTAGAGCCAATCGAATGCGAATTTCATTTCTAGTTCCGGGCCAGTGCATTATAAAGTCTCCATCAGACCACTCTCCTCTTCTTTCTTGATAGTCCATTTTTTTAGCATGGAATGGAGTTGGATACAAGTCGTAAAGATAAGAGTTCATAGTTTTCTGAGGGACTTCTTTGACAAAGTCTTTGTACTCTTCTTTGATTTCTGGACTAAAGAATTTGCCTTTGCATTCTTCAATGATTGCAGCCTGCTCTCCCCAAGCTATAGTGCAGCCATCTTTTAGCTTTATATTATTGCTTCTGGCATTTCCATTTTCGTCAACATATTGATCGTGCTTAGAGATTATTTTTTCTAAGAAATCTATGCTTCTTTTATCGTTCTTAAAAAGCATAGAATCAACATTCCAATCCCAAACATCACAAGCAAGAATAAAGCAATAGTTATTATCAATTAAATCTTCAATCTTGATATCGTAGTTTGTTATCATTGTGTCCGAGCCGCACCAGTATACCCAGTCATACTTTCCTGTCTCAAGTGTGCGCTTGATCATTGCCAGCTTTTCAAAACCAAGATGTGGAATTGAAAAATTATCAGTTTGAACAATTAAATCATAGTTATGCTTTTCACAATACTTTCTCTTGTTGTACTCTACTGTAATTACAGCAAGCTCTTTTATGTTCTTTGTGTAGATGTTCAGGATCGCAATTTTCATTTAAAAATAAATCATTCTCTTGCTATTAAAAATATAATTAGCACAATATTCTCCAGTTTCAACAATGCAGTGCTTACCAAGTCCCGTGGCGATAGATAGAGCTAAAGATTGATTTCCAAGAAAAGTTTCGCACCCATTAATTACAGAAGCAAGATCTGCGGAAGATGTGCTGCTATAATAATCCATTGGTTTCTTAAATAGATAACAAAATTCTTTCCATTCTTCCTCAAGCCCAACAAATAAACAATCATTCAAGTTAACATGTCTTAAAAAATCATGATAAAAGTAATAATTTTTTTGATATCTAGGAGTTCTATTTATGATGATCTTTTTTCCGAAATCAATAGGATTCGCTTGAAGCCAAGGCTCTTGCACGGTTTTCCAGTCAATATCAAATTTTGAAGAGTGGTACTCTGTCAGATTGTCACCAATTTTTACTTCTAAGTTTTTTGGATGAGATCCGTAATCAAAATCATAAGGCTGATAATTAAAATCTTCTACAGACTTTATATAGCTTTGATTTTTTATTAGGGGCGTTATGAAGTTTTTACTAGCTTCATTAAATTTGCAAATGCCTCTTTTAGAATCTATTAAGTAGTTTTCTACGCCAAGTCTCTTGGCAAAATATAATGAATAGATAAGATCTCCAAGATCTATATGAGCGTAGAATGTTTTCATTAAGCTAAGTTTTCTTTAATAAAAGACACGACTTGATCGTGTTCAGCCACAATATCCTTCACCTTCATAACCTTCATGTAACCATCGTTAACATATTGATCAACAAAGAAAGCGTCTCTTGTCTGATCTGGGAAATCTCCAATCAAACAAATGGTAGAAATCTTTTGCATAGATGACATTGTCTTAAAGCAACTATCTACGCCAATCAACTTGCTACAATGCTTAACTGTATTCAAGCTGTGGAGAATATTATCAAAAGAAACAAACTTTACATTATCAGACTCTTGTAGTCCGTAATTGGCAAGCTCTTCTTTCGAGCCAAAAATTAGATAATTGTTGTCATTATTAATTATCTCTTTTGTTATGGAGATCGGAATAATTCTGGCTGGAAGATCAAAGCTTGCGTAAACAGAAAGAGCAAAGCCGCTTCGGAATGGGTGAATTCCAATTATATTCTTCTTTTCCTTAAATGAATTAACTAAAGCTTCTGAAGCCTTATCTGCCTCTTCTCCAAATTCAAATCCAGAATAAAAAGCCCTTGGAGTTTCTTGGATATTCTTGGTCGAATTTTCGCCTTGCTCTTTAACAATATTATCTACTTGAGCATCGTGGCTTTTCAAATCATCGAATGGATAGAAAAAGGTATTCTTAATTCCAAAATGATCATAGAACTCTTTGGCTTTTTTAAAGTGAGTGTGAACTACATACTCTTTATGAGAGTAGTTTCTAGCGAACCAAAGAGACTGCAAAAAATCACCAATTCCGCCACGGATGTAAAATTTCATATGTTTAAAATGTATTAGGGCCTAACTATGGAAATTTCCATAAAATTAGACCCTAATTTTGTAAATATTTATGTGATTAGCGAATTGGGCAAGCCCCCGTAGAGCACTCCGCCATGTCTAGCATTTCTGAACTGTTAATGGACATTGCAGAGAGATTCTTAACTTTAGCTATTGCGCTAGAATAGGTCTCTTCGTCGATCTCTTGATATGGAGCTTGCTTGAAGCCGTGATTCTTAAACAACAAGAAGCTAACGCTCTTAACATTATGCTCATAGTTGTCCTTTAGCCAAGTCTTTAAAGAATCAAGCTCTTCAGGCTTATAGTAAGCAGTAACAGAAACTGCATTATCAGACCAGTCAGTTTGAAGCTTCTTAACCATATCAAGCTGCTTCAATACATCCATATCCTTAGCAAGAATAGATCCTTCAGGAGTCTTGCATGGGAAATAAACAACTACAGTGTCTCGGTTTTCAGTTCCATCAAAATTAACAAGGAACTCAACGTGGTAGCCCATATCCTTGCAGATTTGAACTAGACCATCAGAACTAGACATGCGAACTGTGCGCATGTAATACTCGCTAAACGCTGGGTGAACTCCGGGGGTTGCGCCGCCAAGAAGGCTTAGTGTGCCAGAAGGCTTAATAGTCGTGAGCTTAATACTTTCAGGCCATCCACGAAGCTTGCTCCAAGACCTATCAAAAGCGCGCAAAGCAACATAACAATCATCAAGCCAAGCAAGCTTATGTAGAGACTGACAAACGCCAGTAACACCAAGGCCAAGACGCATATTCTTGTGGACGATCTTATTAGTTTGCTCATGGATGAACGGAAGAGAGGCTATAGCCTTTTGAGTCTTATAAAGCAATTGAGAGCAGTCGATAAGCTCTTCTTTGCTTTCAATGTTGTTAAGATAAAGTTCGCACAGATTGCAGCACTCGTAATTTGAAAGGCTGATCTCGGCGCATGGGTTTGTCATTTCGCAATCATCAGCACTTGTTGGATACATTGCGTTGTCTGAGATCGGGCCATCCTTAATGCGGCCAAACTTTTGAGACAATGGCAAGTTGAAGAAGCCATAAGGCTCTCCGTTGGCATAGCCGCTATCTGGATTTATTTCGTACCCATTCTTCCAGATCTCTTCAAGAACATGATCATAACTATCAGCATAGATAGTGTTATTGCTCATTGCTCTCCAGTTGGGAACATTCCCGGTCCCCCAGTTCTTAGCACGGAGATAAAGGATATCGTCAGGATCTCCAAGAGCTATCTCAGCAGACCTTCTAACGTTGCCAGCAACAACAACACTACCAATAATGTTACAGATATCAAGAACGTCAATTGAACGAAGTTTTTTACCTTCTCTCGACTGAAAGAGTTTTGTGATCTTATCGATTCCGTCAATAAGGATTTGTGGGCCAGAAGCTTTTCCGCCAAAGCCCTTGATTGGCTCACCGTATCCTCTGATGAGAATAGTCGAATACGAAAATGATTTACCTGTGACGTAAAAAGCGTCCAACACCTTCGAAAGTAGATTAACCCAACCTTCGCGTTTATCAGGAACAATGTAGTCAGCGTCTTTAACTCCTTCATGAATAATCGTTACACCTTTCTTAATTTTTGGAAGCTCATGGACGTCTTCTCGACGAATGCTGTATCCAACTCCTCCTCCAAGCATCAAGTTCTCAAACAAGAACAAAAATGCATTAGGCTCTCTCATTGCAACAGCCCAGCAATTGAGAAGAGAATTTGCTCCGAAGCGGTCTACTGTAGAAGTGCCAAGCTGCCAAAGCATTCTGCCAGCAAAGTTGCATTTAAGATTAAAAACATAATCATAAATTCTTTCGGCTTCCTCTTCTGTATAACCGGCTCCAATTTTCTGAGCGCCATTTACGCAACGCTCTACCGTTTCGAACCACTCTTCGGTATTTCCATCTTCCTTAAGACGAGCGTATGTTCTCTTGTATACGATATATCCTAAGCCATTGAAGCCCCAGTTTGGTTGTTTGTTTTTATATTTATTTACGAAGTCCTTAGAGAGAGTTTTAGTCATAAAGGTAAGATGAGTTACACAATAATCCAGCTTTTTGGAGTTAGTCAAATTGAATCTTTGGCATTTCAGAAACACTTATCTTTTCCTTGTACTTCATGCCTCTTCTTTTCTTAGAGTATGCCGCCTCGGTCTTGTCTCGAATTGGATCTGTTCCCGTGGCCTTGGATCTCTTTTCGCTCATTTCCTTAGAGTAGTCCCAAATTTCTCCAAGTGTGCCTTTCATTTTTCCAGTCTTCTCAACGAACTGCTGGGAAGAATTAGGGTCTATTTGAGAATCTATTGCTGCGTTAGGTACAGTAAACACTCTTTCATACTTAATATTCCCTTCTGAATAAGTATGCTCATCATTCATGAGTTGAAACACAGAAACAATTTTACCACTATTGGGATTTTTAAAAAGATAAATTGGCATATTAAATCATTGATAGTAATTGTTTTGCTAGGTCTGAATATTTAAACTCATCTTGAAGCTTTAGCCCTTCGTGATTTGTTCTGTCTTTTTCTACCCTAGATATTGCTTGCTCGCACCCGTGGATAAATTCGTCTTCGCTAAAATCAAAAATTGATCCTTGGTTGAATGGCGCTCCTTTAGAAAAGAATTTGCCATCATAAACTTCAGTTTTATTATTAGGATTAACAAGAATAGAATTTTCAGAATTGGCCCACTCCTTATAAGAGGTAGCATTTAAAATAACAGCATGCTTTCCTATTGCTACTGATTGGAACTCTGGCAAGCCCCATCCCTCTCCTCCAGACATTCCAATAATAATATCTCCAGAATTCAAGTAGTCATTATATACAGAATTCTTTGGCATAAAATTCAAAAACGAAACATTAAATACTTGTCTATTATCAAGGAGATCGCTGTAAATAAGCTTAAGCTCGTTAGGATCTTGATAAAACATATTGTGCAGAGCGCACTGAAGAGAATACTTTTTATTTCTTCCGAACTTCTTAATCCACGTTTTTACTATTTTAGCGTGGTGCTTTCTTTTCTCAAACTTTCCACAAAGATTAAATGTAATTCTATCGTCATCAAAATAAACCTTATCTAACTTTTTAAAATGCTTTGAGTCAAATCCAAGCTTAACAACTTCAGCGTCTAGTCCGTGCTTCTTAAAAACTTCTTTAGAAAATTTAGAGCTTACACAAAGTTTGCTGTGCTTTGCTATATTTACTTCAGCTTCAGTTAGCTCATCTGTTTCATGGAAAGTTAACAAGACTTGCTTATCAGAATAAGTTCTCCAAGAGTCATTTATATGCCAAAGTCTAATAATAGGAATGCTTCTATTATGATTAGTAAAAGACTTGTTGTGAATATTATTAATCCAGCTAATAAACTCTGGTTCAAAATCATAAGCAGAATAGTCTATTTGATGATCAGAAGCTTTAAATAAGCAAGGCTCTAGGCCCATCTTAAAAAATTCATATAGCAAATTGTAACTAACTTGCCCAAAGCTAAGATTATTGAGAGGAAGCTGAACAGAAAAATTCATAAAAAAACCTACCTATTGTTATAGGTAGGTGAAAAGGATTTTCTATCTTTTTTAGTTCTTTTTAGAGAACACCCTCATCTTCCAAAGACTCTTCTTGAGGCTTTGGTCGGCTCTGCGAAGCCCCACTCTTCACATTCGCGCTTGAGGCGACAGAATCATTTTTCTTTTCAGACAAATAGATCCTAAAATCAGGAGCCTTATCTGTCTTCTTTTCCTTATTGGAGAAAATCACGATGTCGATCTTTCCTTCCAACGAGGTTTGGATATGTCCAGTCATGTACTTCTGACTCTTATCCTTGCTGAGTTTAGTCCACAAGGCACCGACTTCTCGGCGAGTCCAGTTATTTTCGTTTTTATTATCGTTCATTACCCACTGAGTATGGTCGTAAAAACAAATTTGTCAAACAAAATCACAAGAATTTTTGCTCTGGACTTTATTTTTTAAAAAAGATCTTGTCTTTTCGTGCAAGTTTATAGCTGTCTGAGTGCTAACTCCAAGCTTTTTGGCTATAGAATTCCAAGTGGCAAGCTTCTCTCCTCCTGAAAAATATCTCAATTCATAAACCTGCCTGATTCTTTCGTCCTTAAAAGAAGAGAGTAGAGATAACAGGTAAGAGTAAGTATCATTATTCTTATCTACAGAAACTAAAATATCCTTGTTATTAAAGAAGTCTATTTTGTTTTCTTCAGCAAGCATGTACTTCTTGTTGGAGTTAATATAGTTCAAGAAATGATATTTAACGCAGTTACAGAACCAAGTTGAAAACTTCGTTTTCTGCTTCGCATCGAAAGACTTAACTGCTTTATAAAGAATGAAGTCTTTCTCATATTTGATATCGTCCTTGTTCATCCCAGCCTTTACTAAGGTCGAAGAATATTTTTGGGCGATGGAGTAATAAAAGTTGTCGTAGAGCTTAGAAAGCTCACCGAAACTATCGTTGCAGTTGTCCAGTTTAACCTTTGATATAAGGTCAAGCTCCGAGTGTTGAATTTTTACTTTTTCCATGGTGTTTCCTTTGTGTTTCGGAAACAGCCATCGCCTTTGAATTTTCCATTGAGTTGGCTAAAGAAATAGCAGGTCAACTGAAACTTTTATATTTCAGTTTATTTAACCAAATCTCACCTACATCAGTCATCGCATCTCCGGCTTTAGATAGTCCGTTTAGCTAGTAACTGAGATTTGCTATTTCTATAGTTGTTTTGCGGGTGACTTATTTTTTGACACAGCCATCGCCTTTTCCATTTGAGAGGAATAAGTTTCTAGCAGTTTTATACAGTGGCCTTTTTAGGACGCCGCTTCTCCCGAACAAACGCTGAGATTTCTCTCAACCACTGTAGTCTTTTTACGGGCTTGTTGTCTCTTACGAGTTTAAATAAAGATGCTATCTTTAAGTGAGCATGGTTTTGCTCAAGCTACCTCCCGCGCAACTATTCAAAGAACGATTGACCGTTTTCCTTTAAAGTCAAACTAATTCTTAAGATTCTCCTCTGAGACCTTAGATGCAATAAATATCAGATTCTTCAGATCTTTTTCCGTGATATTTTTTGGATCACATTTATCAGAATCATTCTTAAGAGCTTCGCAGACTTTATTTATTACACTTGCGATACCTGCTGCAAGCAAATAATTAACCTCCACATCTTGAGAAAAGGCTTCAAGAGGTTTAAATAAAACCCAATAAACTTCATTTTCAATTGTGGTTGACTTTACGATTCCAGACTTTTCCATCTCTGCCAAAGCACAAAGAACCGAAGCCTTATCGTCGTTTTCTCTATCGGTTACCAAAACAACTTTTCTAAAGTCTCTTCGCAGATTCAGGACTTGGTTCTCATTAAAGAATTCGTTTAGATTTTGATATGCATCTAATATAGTCATATTAACAAATATGATAGCTAATAAAAAAAAGGCAAACTTTAAGTTGACTTTTATATAGAAATTTACATAATTCTGCTATGGACATCCATATTAAGTTTTTGTCTGATTCAGCGGTTTTGCCAACAAAGGCTACTGGCTCTTCTGCTGGATACGATCTGTATGCCGCAGAAACCGTAACGGTCTCTAGGCAATCAAGAAAGCTAATTAAAACCAATATCTCGTTAGCAATTCCAATTGGCTTCTATGGAAGGATTGCTCCGCGCTCTGGATTGGCATACAAGAGCGGCATAGATGTAATGGCAGGTGTAATAGATGCTGACTATAGAGGAGACATTGGAGTGATTCTTTTAAATACAGATTTAAATATTGACTTTGAGGTAAACAAAGGAGACAAGATTGCTCAGATTATTATCGAAAAGTGCCACGATATTAACTGGATAAAGTCTGAAAACCTTGCCGAAACCAAGAGAGGAGATAAGGGATATGGACATTCAGGCTAGTCTTTGCTTGGCTTCAATGGTAACGGCAGTGATTTATGTCCTGTATCATACCGAAGCTCTCGTTGAGTATTGCAAGCTTTTCAAGCTAAATAGGCTATTGAAACTTGAGGAGTACTTTTGTTTTAAGCTTTCTAACGGAACAGGTGTAAATTATTTTGATTTTTTAAAGACAAGAAACAATAATTTTATTACTAGGTTAATGTCATGTCCATATTGTTTTGGATTTTGGTGTTGCTTAGCGGTTAGTTTAGGGAGACAGAATCCCTTGGCTGTTTATGGGTTTTACTTGCTTATGTATAAGATTTTAATTTATGGAAAGAGCGCTTGAAATAAAAGACGTATTTCAATTCTGTAAGCTTTTGGCCGCTCATCCTGAGGAGATAATAAAGAGCGAGCAACTTCAAAAGTTTCTTAATTTTTGCTACACTTCAGTAGTTGATTGTGACTGCAAGAAGGATAATAAGAGACTAAGCTTAGAGCTGGAAAAAATTTACATGGATCAAATGCTTGGCATGTCTCAAGATGTGCTAGATACTCTCGGCAGAATTTTTAGTGAAAACGAAAATTATACTTCTGTATTTTTGTCTTTCTCAAAGAGTGATAAAAAAATTAAACTAAAATGAACGACGCAAAAATTCAAGCTAATAGAAGACTGATTGGAAAAACAATTAAGATCTTAGATAGCGATTTCGAATGGGTTGGTGAAGTTGTAGACGTTAAAGACGAGGACACTTTTCTTGTTTCTAACGGCGAGACTTTGGTGACTGTAGATATTTTTAATATAAGGTCTGTAGATTAAGTGTAATATTTTCTATATGCCACTAATGAGTCCTAAAAAAACCGAAAAACAAAAAGAGTTTGTGAGTAGATGCGCTGGAGATTCATCAATGCTAAAGGAATTTCCTGACCAAAAACAGCGCATTGCTGTTTGCTATAGCCAATTCAAGAGAAAAGCTAAGGCTTCTGAGTCTCTTGATTGGGAAGACTCTATGGACGAGTCTTTTATAATTTATTAAAAAAAGAGGCGCATTTTATTGCGCCTTTGATTTCACTTCTTAGTCTTTCCTGCTGATCCAGCCGAACCCTTAGATCCCGCAGATCCCGCTGACCCTGCTGATCCGGTAGTTGGCGTCTTCTTAGCTGCCGCCTTCGGGGCTGGCTTCTTCTTTGTATTCTTGTTTGTCTTTGGCATACTCTTTATTGTAAAGAGCGCCTTTAAAATTTCAAAAAAATCTTGACTTTATTTCATTAAGATGCTTCATTATTAAATGGGGATAGAGGATAAAATCATATGCCTTTGCTTGAACAAGCTCTGGCAACCCATTGGGGTTAAATCTGTTAGAGAAGCGTTCAATGAACTTGTTAGCCCTCACTGCTCTGCTTTAAATATTATCTATAAACAAAAAGCAGATGAATCATTTGATTTCAATGAGGTGCAAGAAATCCAAACCTTAAAATGGGAAGACTGGATTCAGCTTCCTATCCGTCAATGTGATCTAGAAATCAGGACTAGTAAATTAGCAATTAGAGTCCCAACTATTATTGTTTCTTCTAGATATTCTGATGTTCCTATAAAGAGATTTCGCCCAACAAAAAATAACATCTGGCTAAGAGACAAAGGAATTTGCCAATATAGCGGCAAAAAATTAAAGCCAGAAGAGGCAAACATAGACCACCCTTTTCCAAAATCTAGAGGAGGCCCAAACACTTGGGAGAATATGGTACTTTGCCATAAAGAAATAAACTCCAAAAAAGGAAACAAAACCCCAGAAGAGGCTGGCCTTAAACTAATAAAAGAGCCAAAAGAAATGAAGCCAATTTTAGCTTATAATTATATCAATTTTAACAATCATATAGACTGGAATTTATTTATCAAATGAAAAAAATCATAGGAATATCAGGACTAGCAGGAGACGGCAAAGACTCTTTATGTAATATGCTTAGAGAGTTATTCGAAAGCAAAGGCTTTGAATTTGAGCGCATGGCTTTGGCAGACGAGCTAAAGGAAGAGTGCCGAGAAACTTTGCTGTCTATGTATAACATAAATCCAGTTGCATGCTCAAGAACAGAGAAGGCTGTAATTAGAGACTTCTTGGTTTTTTATGCTAAGGTGAAGCGCGAAGAGTCTAAAGGCACCCATTGGGTAAATAAGCTAGATAAAAAAATAAAGGCTTTGCCCAAAGCTAAAACTGATAGAATAATTTGCATTCCAGATATCCGACATGCCGAATACGAAAATGACGAGGTAGCTTGGATTAAAAAGAATAAAGGAATTTTAATCCATGTCAAGAAATATCAAATACACGAACTCTTTAATCATGCAAAGTTTTATTCTATTCCAGTTAATAGCGAAGAAGCTTACCACACCCCTAAGCTAGAAGAGCTTGCGGACTTTATTATTGAATGGCAAGACACCTCCCCTATTGCTCCTGAGAATAGCCATTTTTCCAAGGCTTCAGTTGAAGAGTTATTTCGTCTCATCATCGACACAATCAGTGAGACAAAAAATCCCAGCAAGTCTCAAAAGCTTCGAAAAAGCTTAGAAAATCTAAAGAAAATATAGCGGCACGGTCATTGCTTTAGTGAGACGCCTATGTACTACACACTTAAGACACCAGCTCAATTGAAAAAAGAACTAAACAGCTATCTAACATTAGACATGTGGAAAGAAACGGAAACGTCATTCATTCTAGAACTTGATGTTCCGGGCTTTTCAAAGAACGAAGTAACTGTTACTTCCAAAGGAAACATTATTTGCGTTACTGTTTCTCCAAAGCAAGGAAACAAGAGGACTCCGTTTTCAGCAGAGTATAAGTTGCCAAATTCTGCTGTAGTTTCAGAGTCTATTGCTTGTCTTGAAGATGGAGTTTTAAAAATCACTGTTCCTAAAAAAGAGCAAGAAAAAGTAAACGTTATTCCTATAAAATAATTTGCCTATAGGAAAATCTAGACCATATTACTCTTGCTATGAGCAAGACATATACAGTAACAATTCAAGAGTCTGGTAATGGTCGCCTAACGGTTACCAACGTGGAGCGTTTGGTGCGTATTAATCAATACCGCTCTGATTCTAAGCGAATCGCTAAGAGCGCTTTTGGTTTCGCAAATCAAGCAGATCCGCAGACCATGACAATGGCCAAGCGAGCATCTCGCAAGACTCGATGAATTGCAAGGGGGAGCGAAAGCTCCCCCGTTTCTTTTATGAAAGACATAGATCTTATTTCAAAATCTTGCGACTTTTACTCTGCTGAAGCAGATAGGCTTCTGGAGAAACTAACAAAATGCAAGTCTGAAAAGCAAGCCAAAAAAATCTTGCTTGAACTTGACGCTTTAAAAAAGCGCATCTCTTACGAAATTTCTCAGATAGAAAAGCTAGAGAAAGACAGCGGCGAAGACTTTTTTTAAAAAGCTGTATAGCCGTAAGTTCTGCTGTAAGTAAATGACGGATTATACTCTGGATATTTTCCAGGTATAATGTCGTCTCCAACAACTTGTTTTGGAGCAGATTTTTTAGCTCTATAAGCATTTATTAGATATCTTAATTCGTCCTCTTCTTGTTTCTTTTCTGCTGTTATGCTTCGAATTGTTTGATTTTTATCTGTTCTTCTTACTGAAGTGTCTTGATCTTTTACTTCTATAACATCATCTGTGCCAAGGTCTGTTAATTTTGATCTTAGAATAACAGCATATCTATTTATCATGTACATCTTTTTCAAGATGGCGGCAGCATTAATATCTATCTCTTCATTATTATTATCTCCATCAACTATCTCATAGCTTGCGTCAATGGAAAAGTTTCCAAAAACTAAACTATTCAATTTGCCAACATTAGATCTTAGCCAATAAGATAAGGCAGCAATACTTAAATCACTTGGACTATTTAAGTCAAAGTAAATCTCTTGGGCTATATCAACAACCTTCATATACTTTAATTACACAAGAATAGCTCCATCAGAATTAAATTTTAGAATTACAACAAACTGTAAAAATTTTATAAATTTGTATAGTCTATATTTGAGGCAACTGTTTCTGCAATCCAAAAGCCTGACGTTCCTTTGTAAGATGTCAGACGAGTCACTGTGGCTTTGCCATAGTTAAAAGGTATGTCGCCAATTGTATTAGAAATATTTATCGATCCAGATCCGCTTGCTGGCCATTTAAAAATCAATATGATTTCATCTACTTCTGGGTTAGCTTTTCTATTATTATATGTTACGCTTGATATTCCAAATATACCTCCTGATGCTGCCACGGTTATGACATGTATATATGCCGCAGCAACATCTATTGTTAAAGCACTATTTCCTGTGATTGTTTGAGTAGTGCTTGTTCTAACTAATCTTCCAGTGAAATCTCCAATATAAGAAGTTGCTTTTATTGTGCCATTTACATCTAATTTTTGCGAAGGACTTGTTGTACCTATACCTAAATTACCATCACAGATTCATTTGTATAATCTGTTAATTGTGTTATGGTACCAACACCACTAGTATTTGCATATACGAATGTTGGACTATAATATGCGATTTCTTCTATACCATAGTGTCCAGTTAATTCCCAGCGATAATCACTAATTGGCAATGATATAGCTAAATAAGTTACACTATTATATACGATATTATAAAAATAAAGTTTTTCTCCAACTATTGGTGTATAAGCATATACGTTTGCTGAAGAATTATATCCAGCGGATGCAACTACATCTCCTATTGTAGTATCATTATAAGCATGAGTTGCTCCTCTGGATACAACCAATCTTGCATTTACAAATCTACCATTTTGTCCGTTAACATTTGTAATTTGTGGCCATAACAACAGATATCTAGCCACACCATTTACTCCACCATTTGCGTAACTATACGCACCCGCAAATGTTCTGTGCGGAGCAGATGTACCCCATGAATATGGTAGATTTGTATCTCTTATAATATCACCACTTACATGTAACAATCCTCTTACTGTAGTTGTACCTATACCCACATTACCAACACTGGTAATACGCATTCTTTCAGCAGGTGTGCCGCTTGTAAGAAATGTCAAATAACTATCTGACATTATTTTTGCATTATCTGAATATCTAAAATACAAAGATTTTTCAGCATAACTTCCTTCAGTATTTAGTCTTATATCATTACCTTCTATATGTAATTTAGCGGCGGGCTATAGTTTGTCCGACAGTTAAAACGGTACTAGCATTTGGTTTTACCCAAAATTGCATACCATGTCGATTATTATCAGCATATCCCAAGGTAGATATCATACCTTGATCATAATTTTGTAAATTACCACCACTACTAACACCAACAAATTTTATTGCTGTACCACCACCGGCTAATATTGTTGTCGCAGTATTAGCTTGAAATGTTGCAACTATGTTAGGAGCGGTTGTACTTCCACCTGTCATTAAAACATGTAATCTTTGTGTTGGGCTTGTTGTACCTATACCAACGTTTCCATTTCCAGCCGTATCAGAAGGAACTACCGATAGAACTGAAGAAGAGTTTGATGTATATCCACCTCCGATATAAACAGGAAGACCAGTTCCGCTATTTTGATACCATCCTCCAATAGCCAGATAAACTTTTGCTGTTAGATCATTTGCATTAGCTGTTGTTTGATGTAATCCTAAATTGGCCCATGCGCCTTGATTTGCAAATGTAGTATTACTACTTATAGCAATTGCATTTCCAGTAGAAGATCCGTTTGAATATATGCCCGGAGTGACAAGAGACTGGATTGTACCGGTAGTCCCGCCTATTTGAGTAGTAGTTCTAATATTATTAGCATTGACTGAACCATTTACATCCAATTTATAAAGGGGAATTGTTGTACCTATGCCAACATTGCCATCATTTGTAATTCTAACTTTTTCACTACTATTTACTGATAGTGCCATCGGGTAGCTATTAACTGTACCAAAATAAGCTACACCATCATATGGATTAACTTGCGCAATAGTTGTACCATTACTTACGGCTAATTTTGTAGTGGGACTTGTTGTACCTATACCAACATTACCATCAGCAGCAATACGCATTTTTTCATTTGTTCCGTTGGTATAAAATGCTATAGGGGCATTAGAACCTTGCCAGATATTCATTGAATTTACACCTGCATAAGTTGCTTGTGCAGATCCGTTTACCCAAATATCAGCTTTTACAGAATTACCTTCATAAAATACAAGTTCAGAATAATCAGTAGTACCTGTATTTGTAATAGCTATTTTTCCACCAGCCCCACTAACATCTAATTTTTGTTTAGGGCTACTTGTACCTATACCAACATTACCATCGTATAAAATACGCATTCTTTCTTGTAAACCACCACTGTAATTTGTAAAGATAAGATCGGTTGCTGCGTTACCGGTGTTTCGTAATACTGCACTTATTATACCAGTTGCTGAATAATTGCCAGCTACTATAAAAGATAGTGCAGATTCATTACTAAGTGTAGCTGTAGCAGTATTGGCTAATGTCATGCCATATACTCTTGATCCCGCACTTGCTGCACCAATTCTTACATTCGCACTATTATCTCCATTACCAGCATCACCTATAGAATGTGTACCAACTTGGAATTTAGCGGTTGGGCTTGTTGT